TGAGGTGTGTCTTGAATTATTAAGTTTTAGAATAATTTGTTATATTTTGATTAATTATTCCTTAGCATATTTTGGTTTTTATGAAATAATTACATTATTCTATATCTTATCATAACTATGTTTATCTCTATGTCACCTTAATAGGTAAAAAACTTTGATTCAAATTATTAAATCATACTTCTATATATTTTAATATATTTTCTAATAACTTATATATGGTCGGAAGAATGTCGGAATTTTTATTGTTTCCAACATTATATTCATAAGCTTACTATTATCAATGCTTCCCATTATATTATTCCTCATATATTTTATATTAAACAGGCCTAGGAAGCTTACTTATAAAACTGGCATATCCGCTAGAATAGTATATAAGATTTAGACTGCTAAATTGTTGCATGTCCCTAAGGTCCTCAAATTCAAAGTTCTCCAACTTAGATTTGAAGTGATTAAAGTCATCTTCCATAGAACCTTTTAACAGCATATAACTAGATCCACTAGCTTCTAATGTATTAAATATACTTTCTAATTGTTTAATGTATTGAGTGCTGAAAATAAATTTACAACCAAACTTTCTACTCTGTGGAAGTATATATTCTAATGTTTTCATGCATGTGGGGGCTTGGAATATTTCATCTGCAATTACATTGCATCTTAAAGGCCTGTCTTTTAAACTACCCCTTAATTGACTAGTTAACCATATCTTACTTATCCAATAAGTAACCAGGATATTCTTAATCATTTTAGTTGGAAAATCAGATTCTTTCATCTGGATTAGGACTACTTTTCCCTGCTCCATGCATTCAACTAAATCTATATTATTACTACAGTTTTTATTATACATATACTTAAGTTTAAAGTCCTCTCTTAGTAATGAAATTCTATCTAGTATGTGCTCTATTTTGGATTCTTTAGTCCCTATAATTTCAGGTGGATTATTTTTAGTTGCTTTGGACCATTCATTTAATTCGCTTAAAGTATCTATATCATCCTCTAATAAATTGGTCAGTAATTTAGGTAGGGATTCTATATATTTCTTTCTCTTATTATGATTTTCTAAGCACTCTATAACATTTCTTATACTGCTGTGACCTTGTACAAAAACTACATTACAAGCAGCACTTAAGAATCTTCTCATTCTGCTGGACAAAGGATCTCCTACACTTATACTATCTACTAGAGCCATAACTTGTTGGCTCTGCAAGTTGGCTAACATCATCTTTTTATAGGAAGTCATGTCATCTGTGATTTTTATCTCATTAAATCCTAATCCTTGAATGTCTTTCTCCTCTGCTAGGTTTAAGACTATTAGTTTATCCTTAGGTATAACTTTAGCTATATCATTACTTAACTCACAATTTTTAATGAAGTCTATTAGGAATACACCTTCCCCGTTGTTGCTGCAATACCTAGCTATATTCTTCATATAGGTTGTTTTACCACTTCCTTGGCTCCCTATAAGGACTAAGGGTAAATTACCTATATTATATTCATTTTCTAGATAAGAGTTAGAAACACTTCCTTTATATTTAACTTCTCCTAAAGAAAAATAACCTTCCTGTAATTTATCTGGAACTTGAGTTTCTTCTATATTGATATGTTTTATCCTATGATCTCTTAAAAGCTGTCTCCCTGGTATCTGTATAAAGTTCTGTGCTTCATCTGTAGAAATTGTATTAACATCTACATTTTTAAACTTATATTCTTTAGTACTTATATTAGAAGTAATTTTTTTATAGTTTAGTTCATTGTCCTCGTCTAAAACTCTATAACTTTGGCAAACCGATAGAGCATTATTATCCTCTCTAGTTTTATCCTTACTGCTGCTAACCACTACTATTTGAGTGTCTAATACCCTAATGTCCTTTTTCTTCTTAGTATCATTACTTAATTCCTTCTCCTGTTCCAATGCAGTTGCTAAAGCTTCTGCAAAGCTCTGTTGGTTCTCTTTCTGCTTAGTACCTCCTGTAAAATCATTAAAGACTTCCATAACTGTATCAAGCAAATCCACTACATAGGACAATAAACCCTTACTTATATAAGAGAAGCTCATTTTTTCTTTTTCTATAGGTTTATGCTCCTTTAGTTTCTGCATTGTATCCTGGTACTGCTTAAGCCATCCAAATTGTGTTCTTGGAAGAAAGTTATATATTATAGTGACCCTATCTTCATCCTTCATTATCTCTATTACATTTAGGATAGAATTTAAAGGTTCATTGCTCTTTTTATCCACTTGTAAGCTTAAAGCATCTTCTTTCTTATATCCTAGTTGATACTTAGTAGAGTCAAAAGCAAAAGGATTGATACATTCCACCCTTTCTATTGTAGCTTTGGTCCATATCTCACTTATTTTCTCTAGTAAAATATTTTGAAATACTTCAGGAACTATAAAATAGAAACTAGCATTATCACTCTCTATATCTATTACATAGCTAATTTTAAAGTTTAACTCAAACCACAACTTTTTTTGCTCAATTTTTATTCTCTTGTTTATGGATCTAAAGGTATGTGTAATAGCCTTTGCTATATTACTAGAATTGTAATTTCTTATAGATTTATGAGGTATTATTTTAAGATAAATATAATTAGGTTTAATAAGTTTAAAGTACTTATCCCATGGTATAAATTCTTTCTTTTTAAATTTCTCTAACATTACATAATAGCTCCTTTGATTGCTTGTAAGAAAAGATAGGCGATAAAACTTATAGGTACATATTTACCAGCTTTCTTAAGACCTGCTATATAAAGTATTAGGCATACTAAAGCACAGAGTAGAAATATCCAGTAGCTACAGTTAACTACTCCTATCACTATCCATTTTATAATCCCTAGAACTACATCCTTAATTATTCCTAAAACATACTCTGACATATTCTCCCCTCCCCCTTAAAACATAGCCTTTATTAAATCAAATATCCATGGCAAGAAATAAAAGGTAGCAAAACCTATAGTATACTTGGCCACAATTTTCCCTATACCCTTTGTATCCCCTTGAGATAAGCTTTTAATTATTTCTGCAATACACATTATTAGGCAAACCCAATAACCAAACCTTCTACATATTGTCAGTAAAGTTCCTCCTGCTAAGTCTACTTTTCCTAAGTCAGCTGCTATTTCTGCTGATGATGCACAAGCCTTTTTTAACATTAATGTATTGGCCATAACAAATGTAGTAAGAGCTTTAAGCTTCTTATCTGCCATAACTACTTTAGCAAACTCTTCTCCCCATTTATACTTCTCTCTCATTAGTCTGTTTTTAAAAGAGTTTTCATTATAATAAAAGAACGTTATTTCCATGTATAATCCCCTCCCTAATAGTTAATAATAGAATTAAGAAAACCTACTTTATCATCTGGAGGTGTTTTATATGACTATAACTTTTGCTATAGCATTAATAACAATGGCTTTTTCTACTGGAGTTAGAATCGCAGAAACTTTATTAAGATAGTAAAATTTTCATTAATAATAGTAAAATGTATATAAATACTGTCAACTTTTATATAGCATATGCATATACTGCTAGTAAGCGTACGCAGTAGTGAACGCAGCAGTAACTTAGGGATAGTCTAGCCTTTAATCGGTTAGGCTATTTTTTATATTGTTAATACCCATTTCTGCATCTATTAAGATGCCTTTAGGCTTCCAATCTTCTAAGTAGTCCTCAATCCAATTTCCTTCTAAATCTAAGAATCCCCCTTCCCCACTGTCCACAATAAAGCACTCTTCCCAATTACAATTACCTTCTCTTTTTAATATCCCTTTCTCTACATACAGATCTTCTCTTCCTAAATCTAAAACTTTTAATAAACCTAACATTATATATACCTCCTAATTATTATTTTCTTTCTCTAAAACTTTTCTTAACTGTTCTTTAATCCAAGCACTTCTTTCTCTTTCCTCTATAGACATAATAAATGTATATAGCTTTATATCTTTGGTTGTCTCTTTGAAACTAATAGGCACCTTTTTAGCCACATCTTCACACCTTCCTTCATACTTGTTTTATATTTTTTTAACTCTCTTGGTATATCATATGTAGTAAACTCTGAAAAGTTTCCTAAAATATTAGATTAAGTCTAATATTTTTTAATATAAAGAATAAAAAAATAGACATCTATTCTAGATGCCATATTTCATTAACATTTATATTTAATTTTTTGGATATCTCTAAAGCTTTTTCTAAAGTTGGTCTACTTTTATCATTCTCCCAACTCCAATAAACTTTATTTGTAACTCCAATAAACTTTGCAAATTCATTTTGATCCATCATATATTCTTTCATTCTAATTTCTTTTAGTCTATTCGTCACTCCCATAAACTCACCCTATCTAATTTATATAATTTAAACTTTATCACAATATTTATGTATAGTTAAATTTTTATTTTTTAAATCTTTACTCAAAGTATTACTATACATAATTACTTCTTCTCCTTTATATTTAACTTTTACAGAATAATTTAATTTATATAATTCCTTAAAGTATCCTTTATACATTCTTTTTATATTATCTATATTATCATATGTAACAATCCAGGAATGATATTTTATATTTTTAATTTTATTAGATAAGGAAATATGATTATCATGTTTATAAAAATTAGTATATAAACATGAGCCTTTTTTATAATAAGGTGGATCAAAAAAAATAAATGATTTCTTATTTAAATTTGAAATTACTTGCTTTATAAGTTCTTCTGTATCTAAATTGTAAACTTTAATCCTATCTCTATATGTTCCAATTAGCTTTATCTTTTGTATTAGTTTATCTTTATTAAACCTACAATCAAGCTTATATGTTCCTAATTGATTTATTCCACCAATTACCCCTGCTTTTAATATTCCAGATCTATTAGTTCTATTTAAAAATAACGTTGAGAATCCTAAGCTTAATAAATCTTCCTTTTCTTTATTAAATTGAATCTTTTTTTGTTTTTGCCATTCTTCCATTGTAATATTAGTATTTTTAATCAGTTCACATAGCTCATTATTATGATATATCACAGAATACCAAAAGGCATATATTGATTTATCATAGTCATTGATTATTATATTAGATACATGCCCATTTATTAATAGTGACAAAGCCACTGAAGCTCCTCCACAGAATGGCTCAACATATGTTGAATTATTCAGTTTCTTTAAATAAATCAATTCTTTTATATATTCGGCTAATTTATTTTTACTTCCTGGATATCTTAACGGTGAATATGTTTCTTTAGCCATACTTCACCTCCTAAATAATATAATTAAATTATATCCTATAACAGATTTACTTTATAATAGGAGATAATTTTCTTTTGGCTATTGTATTATAAGAACTTTTAAATCTCTCTATAAAATTATTATACATTTCCTCATTTTCTTTAATCCAATAACCAAAGACATCTAATGATTCTATTATTCCTAAATTTTCATTAAACCATTTTTTGTATCTTTCTCTATCTTTTCCATCAAACTTTTGTGATAATGGTCCATTTTCTTCAATACTCTCTTTTGAAAAACCTATGTTAAGTCCATTTTCCCAAAGCTGAGAATCTGAACTTAAATTTAATAGAAACTCGTATATGACTTGCTCTGGTCTAACTTCACCTGGTAACTTAATTATATTTCCTTTAGAGTTTCCTGATTCCTCAATTGATTTTACATCTCCATCTAACACAAAAAGTACATTTGAAAAGTAAAGTGGATCATTTTTATTAAGTTGAAGTAATGATTCATATGATAATTTTACTTTAATAACATCTAAATATAAAGAATATTTTTCTGTAAGTTTTTGAAAAAACCATCTTCCTTCAGAGTCTTCGGAATAAACGGTTATTTTCTTTATATTGCTTCCTGGTTGAGAAAGCATTAAGTCATTTTCTATAATTGGAAATTCTGTATTTCTCAAAACTTTTAAAGGCCCATTATTTGTAGTTAAGTAATGTATTTCATAATTATTTACATTAGTATTTTTATTATGTAAAACCTTAGAACATAAATATTTTAATAAGGAGACGCTATGTGTAGTAAATACAACTTGTAATTTTAATTCTTTACATGCCTTATACAAAAATCTAACTAATTTTATTTGAGCAATAGGATGTAAAGCAGCATCTATTTCATCAATTAATAGCAATCCTCCATTATAATTTTTATTATTTTTTGATAATTTACGAAATGATAATATAGACATTATTATTTGGCCTATATTATCTTGTCCAGCTGAATTAGTAATAGAACTATATGTTGATGTACAAACTCCTATTCCCTTTTTTCTTCTAGTTCGTCCTATATCTATCATTTCAAAAGAAAGATTTTCTCCTTCATCCATTTTTAAATTTAAAATATCAATATAGTTATCTACAAAATAAATTTCTTCTTCTTCTTCTAATTTAATATTTTTAATATTTATTTCCTCGTCACTGACTTCGCCTATAGGATATAATCTTGATAAACCAAGATATATAGAGGGTAATTCTTTTTTTCTGCTATTTTTCTCCTTTTCATTTTTTGTTTCTGGTATAACTCTAAATCTTTTACCTTTTTGCCATGTTACTCTGCTTATTTTACAGTCACTTATCTTATCAGGATTACTTATATCATTAAAATTAACCTTAAATTTATCGGAACCACTCTTATCAAATTCCTTAGAAGCTTTAAATATTTCACTAAACTCTGTTCTAAACTGCGTATCAAACAGTGTTTTTCCTTCTTTTACCTTTAACTCACATGTATTTCCCAATAAAGCTAAAATTGTAGACTTTCCCAATCCATTTCTTCCAGAAATAGCTGTTATATATTTTCCTAAATTTATATTCACATTTTTAAGTGCTCTAAAATCTTTTATTTCTATGCTATGTATCATATACTTCCCCCACTATATATTTATTTAGTAACCACTTATATATAAAATTTAGTGGTTATTTCATTTTACATTAAATATGGTAAATTTGTCTATAACACCAAAATTACTATGAAAGTCTAATATGAATATTATTCTCTAGACTTTTTTCGTTTTCTGGTCTTAATTCATTTAATACCATTAAAGTTATATGATTAATAAAAGATTTATGTCTAATTGTAGGTTCCCCTTAAGTATATCATATACAAACTACATAACTGTAGCAGATGTACTTATTGGATTTATATATATTGGTAAAATATTTGCTAAAATAAAAAAACAATATTGATTCCATAACTGCTATTACCACATATATATTCCATCAGCACTATTATTATATTTCACTGTATTTTTATTTAGCATTATGATTTCATAATCTATATTAAAATCTTTTTTATTTTATTATAAAGCTTCTCAGTCCATTTGGTGTCATCTATTTCTGTATCTTTACTGGTATAAACAAGCTTAATTGTTAAGAGAATTGTAATTATCTATACATTATTTACACCTAACTCCAATATTTATTATAAAATAAAAAAGGTGGTCTAAGGATTACTCCCTAGACCACCTTTTTTATTTTATAATACCATTAATTATGATTCACTGAGTGAGATTCATATAATTTTTCTCTTATAATTCCTGTTGGAGTTGAATATCCACAAGCACAAGTTTTTTTATAAACATTATATGTTGTAGTAACATCACATCCTGGACCAACACTAGTTGGATAATGCCTCACTGTCTGAGTTTCCTGCCTTAAATATACCTGATTATAAAATCTATGTCCATCCTCATATGCTGGACAAACAGGTGCTGCAAATGCTGCCGTAGCAGAGAATAACATCATACTAGCGAAAACTAGCGCAAAGATTTTCTTTTTTGAAAAAAACTTTTTCATTCTTAATTTCCCCCTTTCTATAATTTAGATATAAAAATTGTATCTGTATTTATTTTACATCTAAATAATAAAATGGTAAATATGTATTTTTTATAAATATAATTATTGTATTCTCATACAAATTTTTACCAAAAATTTATATAATATTATAAATATTAACATCTAATTTTACCCCAACTACCTAATAACTCTTTTATTTCCTTGCATTTATCCATAGGCAATAACTGTGTTTCTAACCACATACCTATGGAATTACTTCTAATATACACTCTATCTATATCTTTAAAGTAATATCTTATAGCTCCTGCAACCTCTGCCCCATCATAATTTTTAAGCTGTTTATCTAAATATCCTGTAACTACATAACCCTCTGAAGGTTCTTTTGATTTTTTAGAATCATTTAACATTAAAGGTATATTAGGATCTATTCCATTTACAACAAGTCTAGCTAATTCATCCCAAGAAGTAGGAGCCCAAATTTTCTTATCTTCTAAACTATCACAAAATATTGTTTCAACTATAATAGCGGGCGCTATTGGTGCCTTTAAATCATGATAGTTTTTATTATATTGTTTCATTCCTTTTACGCCATTATTTTCTGGCCTTAGTTTAAATCCATGATTACCAAAGTTTTTAGCTATTCTTTTAGCAACATCTTTTGCTATAGTATTTCTATTTTCATCAAATATCCAACATTCGTGTCCTTGTGCACTTCCATTAAATGCATTCATATGAAGAGATATAAATATATCAACTCCATTATTAGTTGCTTTACTTGTTCCTTGAGTTAACTCATCATTTATAGAGCTTGAATTATAAGCATTACAATCTATCACTGTATGTCCATAAGCTTCTAAAACAGTTTTTACATTTCTATAAAGTTCTTGCATTTGAGACCATTCATCATACCCAGTTATATCAGAACTTGCACCTTTATGATTCTCACTATGTCCACCTCTTAATCCTATTTTCATAATATCCTCTCCTTATCTTTAAAATAAAAAAGAACCTAGTTTCCTAGATCCTTCTTTTCCGTACTTTGTTTAATTAATTGATTAATTAGCACTGCAACTCCAGTACATATAACCCCTTCTATTATCGCTAATACACTTATTCCTTCTATTCCTATAGCTCCAATTATACCTACAACTAATAGAATCCATGGTATGGTCCAATCTTTTATTTTAGATGCTTTTAAAAATATGCCTATAACATAAAGAGCAGCTACTAATATAAGTAACTGCTCTGGAACAAATTTTATTAAATCCATATACTATACACCTTCTTTTTCTAATGTATCAATTCTTTTGTGTGCTGATTTACTGCTTTCCTCAACCCTTATTAACCTAGAGTCTATGTCCGTTGTTCTCCTGTCTTGTGCTTTAATATCTAGTCTTATATCATCTACACCTTTACTTATATAAGCTAGGGTTGTAGACAAATGAGCATTACTTTTAGCGTCTTCTTTTATGTCTTTATTTTCATTTCTTCTAAATCCTAAGTAACCTAGTAAAGCTCCTAGTAAAGTACATATAACTCCTATCTCAACACTCATAATAACACCTACCTTTAATAGTTAGTTATTATTAATTCTTTATACTTCCCCCTTGCTTTCTTATCCTTAGCCACAGAATAGCTTACTTCTGTTTCTTTTATATTAAAATCTTTATACCATTCTCTAACCTTCTCATGGTCATTAATTGTTAATAAGAATTTACCCTTTATATTTTTAAGTTTATCTCTTAATATTAAGTGTTCTTCTTCCTTAAAACTGTTACCATAACCTGCTGTTTCAAAATAAGGTGGGTCTGCAAAGAAGAAAGTATAATCTCTATCATACTTTTCAATTGTCTTTTCAAAGCTTAGATTTTCAACATAAGTATTTCTAAGCCTTTCTTTTATATCATTTAAAATACCTTTGTAAAAAATTTGTGGTTTAGGTTTAGAATTTGTACCATATCCATAATGATTTCCCTTACCTGCAAAGGATTGACTTATTAAATACAAAAACCTTACAGACCTATGTATCTCTGTAAGATTTTCAATAGTCATATTCTTATATTCCTCAAAAATATCTCTACCTGAGAATTCGTACTCAAGCATTCTCTCTATTTCTGGAGCATGATATTTTATCATTCTAAATAGGTTTATTAGTTCTTTATCAATATCATTTATAACTTCAACCTTACTAGGTTCTTTTCCAAAATAAACCCATCCTGCTCCAAAGAATAACTCAACATAACAAGTGTGATCTGGTATCATACTTATTATTTCTTTTCTTAATTTGGACTTTCCGCCCATTCTTGTAATTGGTGGTTTCATCACTTGTATATCACTCCTTTTCTTAGGTTTTAAGGCAATAAAAAGAATCTAAGCCTTTCTATTGCCTAGATTCTTCTACATATCCATTATTTCTTTTTTCTGTTCTTCTGTAATCCACCTAAATTTTATTGCCCTATCTAATCCACTCTCATCTATTCTTTTTTCTAACCATAGCTCCAATACTATTTTATACATTAGAAATACCTCCTATAAGTAGTGTTTCTGTAAGGTTCTTTACTGTTTCCTTAAGCTCTTCTATTTCTTCATCTTTTTTTCCTACCTCCTCTGCTATTTTATTTTCTATAACTCTCTTTAGAAAAGGGCAATTCTCCATAATTACATCAAAGCTATCCATTATTACATACCTCCATTTGAATCCATTATTTCTTTTTTTTCTTCTTCTGTAATCCATCCTTTTTCAACTGCTCTACCTAACATAATATCTGTTAACCTTTGTTCTAAATATAGTCTTTTTAAAGTATTAAACATCTGTCTTACCTCCTAAATTAGATAAAATAAGAGCGTCTATGGTATCTTTCAATTCTTTTATTTCCTGATCCTTATTTTTATTACTTGTATCTGGAATTGTCATATTTAGTTTTATACTTAAATATTTGTCTATTTGTTCTTTTGTAGTTATTTTCTCTTCTTTTATTGTTTCACCATTAAAAGTATGAGTACATATTCTTTCTCTAAAATACCCAACTAATTCATTATTAATCTTTATATAATTAGAAGGTATGCTATTTAATATAGTGTTAATTAAGACCAGATTTCCATTAAGTATAGCTAAAATATACTCACTCATGCATTTCCCTCCTACTTTAATTTTAATATTGTATAAGCATGTATCCCAGCTTTCTCAGCAAGTTGTCCCTGTGAGAGTTGATTTACTTCATCCACCCAAATTGTTATTAGGTTATTCCCATTCGGTTGGCATGTTACATTATAGGATGTTGTTCTAAAGTCATCTGTTATCCAACTCCCATTTTCTAAGATTCTATAAATCTGACCTCCTCCACCATAGGTGTCTTCAATGTTAGTTAAAAACTTTAGTGGAACATTGAATGTAGCTGATCCATTACCATTTAATTTTATTTCTGTGCATTTTATGTTTGCCCTAACAACATTATTAGGTAAATATTCATAAAGTATGGAACACTCATTATTAGGCCCAACCCAATCTCCCTTTATAATCACCTTTTCTGTTTCACATCTAACTCTACTTAACATATTATCAGTTAAACTTAATATACTTCTCCAAACTCCAAATAGCTCATTTTCCATCTGATTTATAGCATTAGTATTGCTTTGTATAGAACCTCCTAAACTAATAGGATATCTTCCCTCTATAGTAGCTGGAAGAATAGTATTTTGTTGTATATAACCATCTTTAAATGTTCTTATGTTTAATGGATTATTGGTTTGTTCTATTGTTGGCTCTTTTTTTTCACAATAAATAAAAACTTCATTGTCATCTAACCACTTCTTAAAGCCAGTTATGTCATGGGTACTCAATTTATTTTTTGCAATCCTGATACTCAAAAGATTACTTTGAGCGGACAAGGTAATGCCTTCGAAATCAACGTTTCCAACCTTATCTGATGCTGTGAACTTATTGCATATCAAATTCACACCTACCCCATGCTTTATATCTTCTACTCCCGCTTGAAATGCTATACTATTTGGTAATGTTTCTGCCCAAGTATTTACCTTCCAATCCCATGAACTCAAAATATTTTTTTTGATTATTCTTCTTGTTAAAGCATTACTTTGATTGATAGTATCTGCGACACCATTCGGTAAACCTCTTAAAGGTTCTTTTAATAGAATTTCTGTTTTATTAGATTTATACGATTCTTGCTTAGTATCTAAGGTACTAGTTACCATAATATTATTTTTAAGATAATCTAAATCAGCTTCTTTCCATCCATCTGAAAATAGTCCTGCTACAGTTTTCACATATTCATTTGAATATAAAGGAATTTTTTGCATTGAATTTGCATTGACAATATAATCCCTTATCCAAACTCCATTAGGTTTATTTGAAATTCCAAAAATCAATCTCTTATTTGAATTGTTTATTGCATACATTTCATTAAAATTGTATATTAAATCAGTTGAAGTATAAATTCTATCAGTGCCATTAAATTTAGCTATATCAACCCTATATAGATTTTTACCGGTACTTAAAATCTCAATTTTATTACCTTCATAGTAAGATTCATATTCACTAAAACCGTCTCCCTTTTCCACCAATAACAAAGGTTCTTCTTTTGCATTAGACACATAAATAACCATGTACTTAGAATTACTTGTATTAGTAAATGTAGTCTGTGTTAAAGAATCACTCATATTGATAATTTGCGTAGCGTTCGAACCTATTTCTATCGAATTATACAAGCATATTGAAAACCTGTTGCTCATGCTATGTTTTTTTACTGAGTATTTTCCTCCTGCCTCTATAGGTATTACAGCACTTCTCGTGTTTGAGTCGTCAAGGAAAGTACTATTACCATCTCCACCTCGAATATACTTTTTTTGATATTCTCCTTTAAATAAGTTCTTACCGATATATTTTCCATCTATATAGTTGACTTCTCCAGCAGACTTAATTCCTTCGAAGTAGATTGGTGGACTTGATGTGTAATCACCCTTTAAAACCATTATTTCTGATAGAGTTGCCTTTTCTCCTTTATTTGTTAGGTAAACATATAATCCACACATCTCATTGGTTATATTTTTTTCTACATTGACTGTTATCCAATGGTATCCATCTTTTTTAGCATAGTAACTCGAAACAGGGTATTCAACCATACCTCCATCTATAGGATATAAAAATCTTATGCTAGATGTATCAAGTGTTGAATTTTGTATTCTAAATCCAATTGTATATACCCCCTTAGCAGATACATTATGCTTAAAATAATATGTCTGCTTTCCTCCAACATCCTCTATACTTTTAGGAACTTTACCATCTAAACATAAGTTAACTAAAGTTCTCCCCTTAATAACTACATCTGTTAAATACCCATCTTGTACATTATCCAACTTTGTTAGTGCGTTGGATGTTGAGAAACTACATCTTCCATCCTCTATAGTACTTTCGATTACCTTAATTTTATTCTTTGCTTCTCTACTTTCATCAGTTAACGTTTTTAGATTATCATCTATATTTTTATTTATTTCCCTTTGGTTAGATCCTTGTATAATATAGAAAGTTTTATTAGAATTTACTACTCCATAATCCCACTGTAATTGACTAAGCTCTGCAGTAACATTAGCAGCATTTCCTATGGATGCATTAATTTCATACTGCCAACTATAAGGACCTTGTGATTCCGGGGCGTAATAATCTCCATAACCACCAGCGCTAGCATATCCATATAATATTTCTCCCTCATCTGGATCTTTTGCATATAGTCCTATTTCACAAATATAAATAGCCTCTTTAACATTTTTATTTGTTATACTCCCTATTATTGTTGCACTTTTAAGTTCTGGATTAGGCGCTATAGATGTTATTGGAACATCTAGTTTAGGATTTAATAATCTTAGTAAAGTAACAGGATTTTGTGTATCTATTTGACCAGATCCAACCTGTAATTTAGTAAAATGTATTTTTTGTCCTGCTTGAGCCTTTGCATATAATTCCATTCCCTTACTGGTTATTATCATATTTTTAAAAAGTGCCATCTATTCAACCCCTTTCATTTTTATGGTGCTTTTATTTAATCCTTGTACAATAAAATATGGATTTTGCTTAAAGTTTATAATTTCTTTAGGATTATAGCTCATATTAATAACCTCACTCTTAGCCATAGATACAACCATAGCAGAATAAGGTTTAAAATCCACCAAAGATTTACCTATATAATTTACTCTAACACCCTCTGGCTTAGGTACTATATAACCATGCTGTATTAGGTCCTGTCTAATTTGATTAACATAACCAGTAATATAAGCATTAAAACTCATGTCCTGATTATCTTGTAATTGCAATCCTATATCTTTAAATATGTTATCCCAAATTTCATACATCTGTGGAATAGTACCATCCCACATATTCATAGCTACTTTTGCTTTTAGTACTAATCTATAGGTCTCATCATCTAATACTGGATTATGTCCGTTAAGTGGTTGGAAGGTAAGTAATCTTTCTCTCCCAATAACCTTACCTAATGTATCTAGTTGTTTACCTACTGCATAATCTAAATCAAAGTTTATATCTATACTCTTAACAGATAAATAAGCATGATCTATTATAGTAAGACTTTTACTAAGCCAAGAAATAAACTTAGGCTTATCCCTATGTTGGGATGTTATATTATCTACATATTTTTCTATGGCCATGACATCACCTCTAAACTACATTCGCTTTAATAAGATTTACATTTCCTCTGCAAACCTCATTGAATTTTAGTTCTATATCTTCTGTCTTTTGGGTTTCTCCTACTCTTGCTGCAGTTATAGAAGTTATGGAGAACATAGGGTCCATTAAATTAGGCATTGCTTGTAATGCCACTCCCCATAATGCAGATAAAGATAAATTCGCCCCTATATCCATAGCATTTAAATAAGTTTGTAAGTTTCTTTTAATGGATTCTGTAGTTTCTGTTGTGTATCCATTTAATTTCTTTATATTTATTGTTGCTTCTATATCTACATATGTTGGCCTAAAGAATTTAATTGGTGTTACCTGCCTTTTTTTATCTGTAATTTTTACAGTTACATCTCCATTTGTAAAACACCCAATTCCTTTATGAATCCATATTGCATTAGCTATATCTTTATCTTCTCCGCCCTCTACTACTGCAGTAATGGAGTGTGGTGGTAATCCTCGTTTATCTATTAAATTAGTGTCATTCTCATAAACCTTCGACCTACGTACTTTTTTAACTTGTGCTACTGCTCCACTTGTCCCTTCTAACATAGTTAAACTTGCTTGTGCGGTACTTTGACTTTGTCTTTTTCTTAAATCTGCATCACCTTCTATATTAGATCCTAAGATTGCACTTTCTTTATTATATACACCATTCCAACCAAAAGTAGGGTTAAATATTCCTGTTATATCCCCTGGATTAGCTACTATTGGTCCAGGTATCTCACATGTAGCTATAGTCTCAAGTTCACCACTTTCAGGAATGACAACTGTTGCTGGTAAATCCCATTTTATATTTCCTTTATCAGTAACTATTCCATTCCTAATTGTAGTCTCTTTTATCCCACTAACAATTACTTTACACTTACTATAAATAGCTGGTTTTCTTTTAATCCCATTAATTTTAACAATAGAATCTAGTCCACTTCCTATAGCTACATTAGGACCACGATTGTTATAAACATGCTGTGCTATTTGAAAAGCATCATATATTTTTTCACTTACTGTTGAAATCCATTGGTAGTCTTGACTATCTTCTCCTAAATAAATGTCTTGTCCAAAGATAGATTTTGCATCTTCTATAAGTTTATCTCTTACATCTATATAAGTCGGCATATGGAATCCTGATTTATCTATATAGGGAGCAAAATAAGTCATATAAGCCCTCCTTTCTAAAAGTCTAAGGATAATGTTACATCTCCATATCTTGTTTCTACTTTGCAACTAAAAGAATAATCTCTATTTTCAAAGCTACTTTCAAAGTTCTTTATTGATAGTACATCTTTTGTTTTTATTATTCTTTCCTTTATTAAGTTATCAACTAAATCTAAATTGTCTGGTGCCCCTGAATGTCCAAGTATATTCTGAAAAAGTGGTAATCCTTCCTCTACATTCTCCCACCATTCACCCTTTAGTAATAAAAGCCTAGTTTTTATAGCCTGTGCTACTGCATAAGTGCCATAAGTTATATTTTGCTGGCCTTTACCAAAAGAATAATCTCCATTAATATCTAACATTCTATACCTCATGAGTTAACACATCCTTTCCATTAACTCTGACATTTGATGCATTTATATTAATTTCTCCTGGTTTAAGTTCTATAAAAGACTTTCCATCTATAGTTCTTAATTGACATGAATTTGTTGAATAGTTTTTTATTTTATTAGGCTGAGACCAGACTCCTAATATTGCAAATCCGTCCGATAGATCGTGTCTTCTTCTTTCAAGTTGGTTTTGTATTCCACCATAGGAAAACCAAGCATCTATACACATATCTGCAAATATAACTAAGCATTCATCACCTTGTTTTATAGGAAATGTCATACAATAGTTACCAGCTCTAGGCATTACAATAGGTACATCTAACAATATAGGTATGTTTACCCACTCCTGGTTTAAATCTTCTTTAGAGATAAGCTCCCTTAATGCCAGTTGAACTGTTACTGTCTGCTCATCAGAATTAAAGCTTTGTATTATTCCTGGACACGCAACCCTTAATACATTCTTCCATCCATCACCCATACTTCTAAGCATACCTTGATCTGAACCTATAATTTCATTTAAAATTCTTATTTCTATCACCTACCTTGCTACTGCTGGAATCATTCCACCAAGTTGGTCTATGGTTTCAAACTTTACATACCAATCATTGCCCCTGGTATCTCCTGAATACTCTAATTTTATTACTCTGTATATACCATCCTTATCTAAGGACCTAAATAGTACTTGCGGAACATCACTATTAGTATTATTAGAACTATTAGCACTAGGCAATATACCTTTATCTACATCTATCATACATTTAGGTCTTCCAAACTCTGTTACTCCATAAAGGGCATGGTATGCAACTTGGTCTTTTGGTGCCTTGCCATCTCTTCCTCTAGCAGCATAGCAATATCCATCTCCAGCATAAATAGCTACGTGATGGCATGCATCTCCTTTACCCCAAAATACTATATCTCCTGGTAGTGCCTCAGATTGTGGTATAAATTTACCGCTACTGGCTACTAACTTATATTGTGGGTAAGTTATATCAACCATTTCAAGTCCAGCTACTTCGTAACAATGCTTAACAAATAGAGAACAATCATAGTACTTAATTCCGTTAATGGTTTGACCTCTGTACGGTTGACTATATTCTACATTAGGATCATCACAGATTTGTTTTGCTTCTGCTATAATCTTATCTCTTACACTATTACTTGTAGTTCCTCCTACCCCTGGAACAGAATTAGAACCATTTAAATCTATTCTTTTAGCCCTTACTAAACTATTGTCTACATGTATAAGACTATTTAACTTTATCTGTGGATTTAATAAGCACTGCCCAGATATTCCATAGTCTGTTTGTTCTGGTGTTCCTATAAGTCCACTTTTAGGACTCAACTCAAATATTTCTCCCTCTGGTAAATCATCCATATTTATAAGGTTTAAAGTACCATTATCCATGTAATACTGCATATTATTACTCTTAGCAATCTGCCTTAAATAGTCACTAGACTTTCCAAAGAATACTTTTCCTCTGGTAAGTGTTTGTCCACTTAATTGGTTTGATATACTTCCTAAGGATATAGGATTTTGGGCTTTACTTACTATATGGTCTACCATGCTTCTTGCTGTTTGACCTCTTGTTATAGAAAAGTTAGCTATATCAAAATTAATCGCCCTATCTGAATCTAAGGCGATTATAGTAAGTTTATATGTTGTTGATCCTTCTTTTTCTCTAATGGTCTGCAATATGTCACCATCAAAAATAAGACCGAATTGAATCCCCTCATATCCCGCCTCTATTGTTACCCTAACACCACTAATCATTATTGTATTCTCTGTTTGAGCATTAAGGTTATATATTGTTATCTCTGACGTATTAGGTTCCATTTGTATTGTTTTGGTTATGTTGAAGGTGCAATGCAATTGTGAGACATCTATTGCATTTCCTTTTGAATCTGAAACGGTTATTCTATATCTTCTACCAAAAAGTATGTCTCCTTCTTTTTCACTGCCTTTAATAACTTGATAATTAGTAGATTCTACAGTCATTCCTGGTTGATTATTTGCACTCTCTCCACTTTCTCCCCCTGTATAAGTCCCACTATCATACTGAGTAAGATTATTATCATTCATAACGCTAGTAACTTCCTTCACATAGTTTGGATTACCAGCGTATCCTGCTGCTTTTATTGCGGTTATTTGTTCTAGTGGTGTCTTGGCTCTAAAAACTCCATGTCTTGTATATCTTTCATTGTTTTTAAGAAAATATCCATGGTCTATTATACTGTCACCCCAACTTTGATAATGGACATAATATCCACCATCATCAGTGGCCCAAGTTCCCCTAGATATTCTTAAGGATGGATCATGTGCTCCAGGAAACTTAATTCCAAACAAATTATTATCAGTTTTTGATAATTTAGATTTTCCCCATCCTGATTCTAAGATAGCTTGTGCTATTGTTATACTTGGAAACACACCATACTTTTCAAAAGTCTTCTTAGCCCCAGGAACTATTTTATTAATAAAGTCTTTACTCATTGAGTATCACCCCAAACTAGAATGAACTCTTTACCTAGATTATGTTCATTTGGTCTATCACTATCTATATTAGGATTTAATTTTACAATATAGGCTGAACCAATCTTTAAATAGCTATATTGCTCTAAAATATTAAGGGATCCTATTAAGGGTATAGAGTTTATTAAAGGAGCTTTTTCTGAATCTGACAAGTCCATTTGCCAACACTTTTGTTCTGTATTATATCTTAGAAAGAAATACAGTTTAATTTTCTTTCCATCTATAGGGATAGTACTTGTAAAAGTTTGGTTTGGACTTGGTGTTAAAGGTACTATATACATGCTAAACCTCCTTTATTTAAAAAGACTAAAAAGGAAACCTTCATCAGCTTTAATAACTTTTTGGTCTCCTTCATTGGTTTGGTTAGATTTTTGTGGTCTCTGAGATACCTTAACAGTAGTAACACTTACTACAAATATTTGTTTTAATGTTACTGTAGCTCTTAACCCATAAGTAGTCTTATTATCATCTGTTGTACTTATTGTCTCCACCATCATATTATTATAAGTTCCAAGCCTAGTTACTACTGTTATAGGTACTCTTTGTTTTTGCAGTTCTCTTAACTTCTTATAGGCACTAACAGATCTAGAAGTGTTGTCATGAAACTGTCCACTAAAGTAACTCTCCATTACATCACTCATACCAATATCAAAGTTTAATCTAGAAGCTTCCTCGTAGGCGTGATCTGCTATGTCTGCTCCTGTTTGTATTGGATGCTCTGTAATATTTAAAGAAGTATCATGTTGGGTACTAAAAATAGCATCAAAAATTAGCTTTTCTTTTCCAGTATCAAAATAAGTCTTTACTATCTCTTCTGCCATTAGTACACCCCCTGTAGGCTCCTTGTATTTATCCCTCTTAACTTTCTATCTACTGCATTAGCATTAGAATTAGAATCATTGCCATAAATCTGTATTGTATTAGTATTAGTAATTCTATTATTGCTGTTAGTTGTCGTCTCATTGTTAGCTGTATTGCTACTACTTGTGTAACTTGGTGGAGTAGACCTATTACCTTCTATATCCCTATGGTAAACATCAATTTTAGATTGTATATCTGTTTCAGTTTCTTCCCCATTAAAAAAGTCTTTTATTTTTCCAAAAACTCCTTTAATTTTGTCTTTTATACCTTCCATAGCCTTTTTAAACTTCTCTTTAAAGCCTTCTAACTTATTCCCTAAAGCATCTATAGCACTACTTCCTATATCTTTAAAGAACCCAAAGACACTTCCTATTATAGATTTTCCACCTCTTAAGAAAGTAAATAGATCATCTAAAAGACCTAGGACAAATATTATCGCTCCAACTGGACCTGCCATTATTAAAGCTGCTATAGCTCCTATTATTTTTAATATATTTTTTAGTGGTGCTGGTATCTTATCAACAAGACCTATTATAAAACCAACTATTTTAGATATTATTATAAATATTGGAGATAGCAACTTAAATATTAATAATAATATTCTTAGTATAATACCTATAGCTGAACCTATTACCTTAGCTATAGCTGGAATTACTTTTATAAATTTATTATTAAAGTTACTAAATTTCTTTCTAAACTCTGCAAGTGGCCCAGCAATATACTTTAAAATATAATGACCTATCCATTGCATAGCTAAAGAACCTAGTTGTTTTAGTCTTTTAAATTCTAATCCTATCCCTTGTATAACTTTTATATTGTTCTGAAACTCCGGAGGTAATCTTAAGCTTTGAGAATCTTTTCTTAATTGGTTAAATTGCTTTAAAAGAGTTGGACTTAACCAAAGGTCTTCCATAGTTGCCCCTAGTGTTTTTAAAGCACTATCTATATCCTTAGCATTTTCCTTAGTTGTCCATAACTGCCTAGATAACTTTTCATGTTCTATATCTTGTTTTGCCATATTTGCTAGTGAACCAAGTAATTTTTTCGTTAAAGCTATTACTGCGGTTATTACTGCTACAATGGCTAAAAAAGAACCTACACTTTTAAAAGAAAAATCTGATAGGAACTTACCACCATTAATTTTTAAACTTTCTGATGACTTCTCTAACTCTTTAAAACCATCAATAGATTTTTCCTTAGAATTATTTAGATTACCTTTTGAATCTGCCCCTTGACCTGTGCTTTTCAAGTCTTCATATAATTTTTTTACTACTTTTATATCTTTAATTAATCCATTAAAAGGCTTTTGTAACTCTGGGAATAACTTTCCCAAAGAACTAGATGAGCCAAATAATGAAAAAAGGCCTTTCATTGCTTCATTGCTCTCTGAAAAACCTTTCTTACTATTCTCATTAAATTTCTTAATTTTTTCTTCTGTTTGCTCTATAGAGCTTTCTGCTTTTTTTGCTGAGTTAGAATCTACATCAAACCCTATGCCTATAAGATAACTTTTTATAAGATCTAGTGCCAGTTACATCACCTCCCTTTGAGAAGCTTCATATGCCCTGCGTTCATTTTCTGACTTCACTGCCATCATTTCGTGTACATCTAATAAATCATCCAATGTATAAGTCCCATCCCAGACTTCGTGTTGTTTCCACATGCCAGCGATAACAGGAGCATATAAATAGGCATCTATATTTTTAAATTCAGCTGGGAGATATTCAACCCCTTGGCTATTGAACTCAAGGGGCTTCCTGCGAAAAAACCTGATACATTAAAAATTAAGGATTGTATTGTTAGGTTCATTAATAGTCCTGTATTAAATTCAATGCCCAATACACCATAACTTCCATGCTTATCTAAAACTATTGCTGGCCCTGCGGGTAATACTTCCTCTACAACTTTTAAACAGTTATCTTGTATATATCTAAATTCATCTTCTGGTAAAGAAAAAATAGATGACATTACCTCTGTAAGATTAATATCATCTAAGCTTATGTCTTCTATATTATCAACTTTTAAATTCTTAAATATAGGTGTTATTATTTTTACTAACTTAAATAGCATAAATGATCCTGTTCTAGCATCCATTTTATTTAATCTAAAGTTACGTCCTTCTACCTCTATATCTTTAAATAAAACTGGCATATCCATTTAATTCCCTCCTAGCTCTGTGTTATTTCTGCAGACATTAAGTTCCATGTTACCTGTTGTCCTTGTGATTGATATGGTCTATCTGCTAATTTCTGTGGTGTAACTCCTGTACATGTAGTTATATCTCCTAAATTATTAGATTTAACAGTTATAGCCATCTTAGCAAATTCGCTAGAGTTCGCTATTTCTACATAGTTATACCAACGTAGTAAGTACTTATGAAGCTCTGATGTTTGTTGCATTGTTATTGTTAGCGTTCCATTCTTACCTGCTATTTTAGATATCATCACAGTTCCATCTGCAGCAACATCATGCGAAGTCTTATCATTAGCCATAGCTATTGCTATGCTACCTAGACCAGCTCCTGTTGATGAAGAAGCTCCAACACCTGGATGTTGAAATGAACATGTTACATCTTCAAAGCTATATGTGCTATACATACTTTTACCTCCTATCTATTTATAAATAGTTTTATAGATACAAACTCTATAGATCCTGCAAGCTTAACCAATACATATATTGGTGGAGACTTCCTAGCTTCTCTATCAACTTGAGATTGCTCATCTATACTATCTGCTAAAATCATATATCCTCTAGATAATGTATCTCCTGTCTTAACACTTAAAATACTTGCAGTGTTCCATATACCAGGAGCTATAAAACCTATATTCCTTGCCTTTTCTAATGGTGCTGTAATATGATTTAGTAAATTATCAATCCCATGGTCAGTTTGTGGTATTTTAGATGATGTTTGTAGTGCATTTATAACTGCAGATTGAATATTATTTGTTAATATATCTAAATTTAAAATCTCATCAAATGGTGTTCCATCTGCCATTACACCATTCTCAAACAAGTTATAAACTGATCCCCTATTTATATAAACATTACAATTATTATTCTTTAATATTGTTACTTGTGTACTTGTTAAGTTTTCAGGCTCTACCCCTGTTTCTTGTTTATATTTAAGTGTATAGGCAGAACCAGCTGTTTGTGTATTGGCTCCCATAGCATATCCTGCTATAGCCATTATTGCATCTTCTGTAGTAGAAAATTGTCCTAAAGTTCTATGAACTCCAGATTTATTTAATGTTTCTGCTACATTTCCCTTCTTATTCTCTAATACATCACTATCACTAGTTGTATAAAAATAGATGCTAGCTGGAGTAGCAGAATCCATATACTTAGCTATTTCTATAATTTCACTTTTAGTAACACCACAAACATATCCTAAGTACCATTCGGAATTATCTTCTCTACAGGCAGTCATTGCTTGTACAGCAGTCTCTCCCTTTTCCTTATCCCAAACTCCTACCGCAATCTTTGTTGGCTTTGGTGTTTGAGAAAAATATAATTGAGCTGCTAAATATTCTGGCTCAGTTCCTGTCCATCCATCCGCAGTCATATCTCCCATTTTAGAATATGTTTTTACTCTATCAGGAAGTTTTATAATTTTAGATGATCCAACTATAATCGCTAAATTAAAATTAGTCCTAACAGAACTAACCGGACCTACACTTACGGATACGTCTACTGCATCACTTAATGGTAATGTCATTGTCTCTCCTCCTTTTTATCTATTATGAATAGTTTTTATTTCTGTACCAGTAATATAAGGTACTTTAGTCTCCCTAATTACAGCTTCGTTAAAAGTAGCAGAAAAATCTGTTCTTTCCCACCATTGGCCATTATAATATTCTGGCAATCTTGTAGGCATTGGTACATCTGTTATAAGAAATAAGTTCTTAACTTTGAATTTTTTCATATAATCATAATCAAAAATCATATGTCTTATTACATCTGCATTATCATAGCTATTTGGACCATATAAAGTCCAATTAACTTTATGAACTCTTGTATATACTGTTTGCTTTTTAGCATAAGCTTTGTCCTGTTCATGTGGATTATATATAATATTTTGTTGTCTAGCCATTTTATCATCTACTGGTGTAATTCTTAGATAAGCTACATCTTCATTTATGGACCATGCTGGGGCTCCATCCGTTGGCCATGCAATCCTAACCTTGCTTTGATTTTCTTCTTTCTCTAGATCTATATCTAACATCTGGCATGTAATTAAATAAAAAAAGTCTTCTATTTCCTTAAGTCTTAAAACTTGGTCTGCCATATTAACAACTAGCCTTTCTCATAGCTATAGCTTTATAGTATCCGTAATCCCTATACGGACTTACGGAGTATATTTTATATCTTTCACCATGCCATAGTAATTCATCAGAAGTACCTGAATCCTTTTCTTTAGATATATCTCCCTTACGTGTAGTAAATATTTCTTGTGTACTATAAATAGCTAATTCCCCACCTACTCTATCACCTTCTGGAATCATTTCTATGTCTTTGGGCTTTGCTACACTTATTACTCCGGACATATTTACTTTAGCCTCTTCTTGTACAAATCTACCTTTATCCCACTTTCCTGACTTTCTAAAGATACTAAACCCTTGTGATAATCTAGGATCATTTATTACTCTAGATACATTAATCATTCCTTATCCCCTTCTTTAATCACATAAATTATACTTTTCCTCAATGCTCCTGTATCTATTAGTGGCCTATCTGAACCTTTTCCTTTTATAAACTTCTTACCGTTCTTATCCTTTTTACTACCTTTGATTGTTACTTCACTATTTGGAGGCCAATTATTATCAGGATTAGTAAACCAGTCTTTAGCTGCCCTTTCTCCAAGTGCTCCTGCCTTTTGTAATTCAACACTTGGATTATTTCCATCCAGAGCAGCCATAATTGCCTCTTTCATCTGTTCAGATATTTCCTCTTTGCTATTATCCATAGCAGGCTCAAGAACTGGTCTAGGTGGACTATGCCAAAGTGGAGATCCATTTTCATGTACATACATTTCATGGACTTTACTATAAGGAGTACCACTATCTAAATCATGTTGCATAGCTCTTCTCATTGTTACATCTCTTACTCCATGGGTATGGATATATAGTAATTCTGCATTGGCTATCTTATCATGCATGGTGTTCTCTTCCTCTGGAATACCTATGCATACTGTTTTTTTAGCTAAATCCTCAAGAGATTTTTTAATGTCCTTGGTTAAATCTTTTGTTATAAGCATATTAGTAAATCCATTTAGCATATAAGAACACCCTTAATACACATACATTCCACCTTTTCCAACTAACTTACCTAAGGTTATTAGTTGCTGACCATAAGTACTTAAGCTCCAACCATCCCAGCCTTCTATATTACTCATAGTAATACTATAATCTGTTGATATAGATACATCCCCAACACTTATGGATGTGTCTAGTCCTCGTGTTTTACCTGCTTCTAATATGCCTTTAACTCCACCATTAACATCAGCTACGCCTTGTAAGTATAAGGTACAAAAATGTGCAATAAATAAACACATTCCATATCTCCATTGTCTATGCCATCTACTTTCTTTAATACAGGCATTGGCCATATCTAAATACATATCTAATACTATTTTAGGTACTGTATAATTCCCCTCTGCATTCTCTCCAAACTGTGGATATACCTCATAGAAATTTTCTAATGTAAAAGGTGGATTAGTTCCAGGCTTCATATTTCCAGCACTACTTATTAACCCATTGAAAGTACTCATAAAATCACCTATTCACTTTTTTCTATTTCTTCTACTTCATCTTTATTTGCTTTACCTTTAGTCTTGCTTTGCTTTCTTAGATCACCATTTTCTGCTGCTATTTTATCCTCTTTACTTTCTATCACTGTTAAAGTTCCATCCGATTTAGCTAAGCTAAAAAGACCTGTATTCTCTATCCATTCTGGTACATCTATTATTTCAAGATTTTTAACTTTAATTTTTTCATCTCCATTTATAAAAAGTAATGATTTGTTTGTATATATTCTCATATTCTTCCTCCTTAAATAGAAAAAGCTTTAGCATCACACTAAAGCTTTTTATTTATTAATTTTAATTACTTTTATATTCCATCTGCATATAAAACACATTGTGTATATAAGAACTTAGTTTGTCCTATATTAGCCATATATGCAGTTAAATAAGCAACATCTCCTACACTAGGCTGTGTCATTGCTCTCATAATTGGTACTGGTATATCAATTAGTGTTTTACTTTCATCATTTACATAAGCCACCATACGGTTAGTCTTGTTAAGCCCAGCACCTACACACCATCTACAAGGAACTATTGCAAGCTCAACTCCTTGGTTCTTAGCTATGTTATTTTCTAATAGATAAGTTAGAATAGACACATTTCCTGCCTCACTAACCTTTCTAGTAGCAATGTAAGTGTATTGCTGTGGAGATATTAATATATGGTTTGGCATACCTCCTAAATCATACTCGCTATTGGTCCATGCTTCTGTAAGTACTGTATTTATATCATCTAATATTTCATCTGCTGTTTTAGTAGCCCATTCTGATTTTCCTTTTTCACCTTTAGCCACACTTGTAATAGTAATTGCTGTATTATTAACTAATCCATAGACTTCTTCTTCCTCTACACCTCTATAAACCATGTAATCTATAGTTTTATTGTAGTTTAATCTAATACCATCATCTAATATGCTATCAAGGGATCTTCCTATAGATTGCATTTTCTGTTGATCTATAAAAGGTACTTTTAGTATATTAGACCAAGGGAACACCTTAAATGTATCTTTACTTGTATTAGCTTGCATTACAGGTATGTTGTTTGTCTGTCCTCTAATTAATCCATAGTTATTACCACCTGTAGTAGCATAGTCAACAAATAAATTAGATGTATTTTCTATCCATCCTCCACCGGTCTTAGCTACTATATCTCTCATCCATGTAACACTTGTTAGTGGTTCATTTAGCTTAGCATCTCTTTTTTCTAACTCTCCAACTAAGAAGGCCATCCCTGATCCATCACTTGCTGCATCCAAAGCTGTTCTAGTTGGTGTTATGTTATTAAATGCATTATGCACCTGTCCATTAAAAGCATTTATATTCGTTGTTCCTTTCATTCCTGCACCTCCTATATAGTCCTATTAAGAATAGTAACTTCTGCTACTTTATTACTATCTAATTTACCTGTAGCCCACTTTAGATTTGGAATTTCTACAGTATTTTCTCCATCTGCTACAGCCTCAAATTGTCCAATCTTTCCATTAGGTAAAGTTGGATTTTCTTTTATTCTTATATAAACCTTCCCCCCTGCTGCTGGCTTACCGTTATTACATTTAACTGTTATGCTACCTCTATTAAGAACGTCCATAATTTCATTTGGCAAATATTTAGCAGCAGAATAATAATCTATAGTCTGCTTAACTTCTCTTACTGCTATGCCTACAAAATCTGTTGCTATATTAGTACTAGAAAACTTACTATAAGAATTATCTGGATTTAAAATAACAGCCTCCCCAAAAGCTACTGGAGAAGCTGTTTCTTTATCACCATCTATTTTACTTTTTACCTTTCTTGCTGTTATTATGGTATCTACACTCCTAGATACTGTACCTGGATAACCTAAATTAAGTTCAATTCCTATTGCTTTTCCTGGCATATTATTTCCCCTCCTTGTAATGTGGATTAAATTGCTTCTTATAATTTTCTCCTATAGCTTCTACTTCTTTTGCTTTTTCATCATCTGCCCTTTTTCTATCCATTGCATTCTTCTTTTGTGCTCTTAATATATCTGCATAACCATTATTACTTTGTTGTGTCTTCTTAGAAGTCTTGAATGCACTTAAAAGAGAATCACAAGCTTTCTTCTTTTCTACTGGATTACTTATATTTGCTATTATAGGCTTCATAGCTTTTAATGCCATTAACATAGTTTGATTACTATCAGTTCCTGGTATTGGGTTTTTAGGTCTATCTTCAGGGCTTATTACTACACCATCTGGAATATCTTCATCCCCTATCTCTCCAACTGGAACTGTAACTGATTCTTCTTCATCCCCTACTGTATTTTCTTCTAACTTATTAATCATTTCATCTATTGCTTCTTCTGGTGCCTTTTCTTCATTTTGTTTTGTAAGTAATTGCTCTACTAATTTAGTTAAACCTGATACCTGTTGTGTAAGTTGAGCTATCTCTGGACTTGAATCCTTAGCTGCTTCTTCATTTTCTTGCTTAGGAGTTACTTCTATATCCTCATATTCTCCTTCTTTCCTTTCTTCCACCAACTGATCTATAGTGTTAGCTATTTCATCTGGTTCTGCATCAGCTGCATAGTGCTTAAATCCTAATGCCGCTAATATATTTGTTACTGGTCCTCTTTTTTGTGGTATTTTTACTTTTTTACTCACTTTCTTCTCCCCTTCCAACTCTTTGTTCTTAGAATCTTTTATAGATACACGATTGCCAGCTCTTCCAGCATCAACAACCGCTACATGATTACCGCATATATTAATCTGTCTATATGTCCCATCTTCATTCTCTTTACATTCAAATTCGTATCCACAACTAACTTCTCTTTTCCCACCTTCTACTTCTTTTATAAGGCAACTATCATAGATAACTAAGTCTGCTACTAAAAGATCATCTTCTTCTTTACTTTGTCTTACATTTTGTACAGTACCCCTTAAATAGATATTAATATTATCTGGAGTTAATAAGTCTGGTGGATGGTCATCTGTTACTGGTTTACCTTCGAAGCTTGCTATAGCTGCTCTATTGAATACCTCATCTGGACTTCTATATACCTCTATAGTCTGCTTATCACTTTTTATTCCTAGCTCACTAGGTAAGTATGTATACCATCCTGTACGAGCAATAGGAACGTTATGGCATATTAAAAAACCTTCAGGTGTCTTTGTCATGTTAGGACTAAATCTAGATCCATAAAATGCTCTCATATGTCTTCATCACCTCCTTTCAAGCAAAATAAAAAAGCCTTATTTCTAAGACTTAATTCACTATTTATTTAAATTGCGTAATAAAAAAATATCGCAAATTCATTTATGAATAATGCAATATTTTAATATGTCATTTATTTTTTTACTTAATAATGTGTTTATAATATACTCATAACTAAGCTAGAATTTAAACATCTTTTTCAATAAAATGGACAGGGTACTTATTCCAGTATTCTTTGTATACTCTATCTTTTTGCTCATCAAAGTTTAATTGATACATCCTAAAGGTTACAAGTATATCCTTTGGTTGCCATTGTTCCTCATATGAATATTGGTAAGTCATTCCTATTTTTTTCATTATAGCCCCACTTCTTGGATTTTTAACATCATGTGTAGCTGTAATATAAGGAATACCATCTTTTTCAAGCTGTTCTATGACTACTTTACTTGCTTCTGTTACAATTCCTTTATGCCAAAACTCCTTTTTTAATCCATATCCTAAGTCGTGACTTTCATTATCACTTACATTAATAAATCCTATAGGTACGTTATCTACTTTCAAGCAAATAGCATAATGATAACCGTTTGACACTAGATATCTTTCTTGCAAGTATTGTTTTGCTTCTTCAATATCTTTAAGCGGGAACATTGGTAAAAATTTATTTACCTCTTTATCACTTAAAATCGAAAAAAAAGCATCTATATCTTTTTCAGTAAACTTTCTTAATATCAGCCTTTCAGTTTCTATAAATGAATTATCTTTCATAAAAATTTCTCCTTCAGATTCCAATTTATCAATCTACATTTAGTAAATTATAACATACTTTTTAAATATCACATTATTTCTTCAAATTGCTTTCTAGTCATTCTTACTATAGAACCATTGTAATAAACTTTAGATGGCCATTTAATTAAATCTAAGATTATTACTGCTTCTGGGTAACATCTACAATTATAAATATTACCTGCATGATAATAACCTACATTCTTTTCATTGTTTAAAGCTTCAGGGCTAGGTGGATTGTTCCAATTAACAATCACCCCTTCCATATGGTAGTGACTCTTTCTTACTCTCTGGTCTTCTGATGTACGCCATATATACCAATCGATCCCCATGTTTTCACATCTAGCCTTAGTTAATGCTGTAGAAGTTTTACTTACTTCTGTTCTAGCTATTAGCTTAGCTTTAGACTCAAACATAGTTGGTATTTCCTTTTGTAAATCCTCTGCTATATACTCTGCTCTTCTACCCTTAAAGGCTTCTTTAGATACATGTTCTGTAATATCTTTAGATATACTTAAAGGCATGCTTTTTATTAAATGTGCATTTCTTCGTATTTGTTCATTGATAGATCCACCTATAGGCCCATTAAGTTCTCTCTTTAATGCTTCGTATATACCCTTACCTTTACTATTCTTCCTAGCTGCTTGCCTCCAGGTATGTCCTGCATCTGCAAATAAACTAGTTACCATTTTCATAGCTGCTCTATCTGCATACCTGCTAAACTCTGGACTATTGATTGCTTTTTTAAGTTCTACTAATATTTCCTCTATTGTCTTAGCATCTTTTAATTTAACCTGTATCTGACTTGCTATCTGCTTTAAGGTTCGTTTATACATTTCCTCTATTCTTCTTTTAGGCTTCCAAAGGTCTTTAGCCGTATTTTTTCTCAGTGTCATATTATCACCAACTTATAATTTAATGTTAAAATATTCTTAAAGGAGGTGTTCATTTATGCCATACTATACATTGGTTAGTAAAAAGATTCATTGTTCATTTTGAAATATTGATTTATCTGTTTCTGGTAAATACAAGCTTATTGGAGATACCTATAAAGCTGAATTTCAATTTGGTATTTGCCCAATAATTGAAAATAATAACTTACCAGAATATAAAAGAAACCGTAAATTAGCTCTTTACGCTTTTTGTAAAGAATATCCTTGTAATGAATTAAATTCTTTTGAACCAACAATTGATTTAAATAAATAAGTATTAATCTATTTTATTTATTTTCCTATGCTCTATTTGAAATTCAAAACAATCAAGTTCATGCATTTGTAATGAAAGTATTTTTGAAAATTCTTCTGCTCTGTTGTAATTTTTTTCTTTGATAAACCTTTCGATATTATCAGCATTACAGCGAGCAGACTTTATTTTATTCTCTAATTTATAGATATTAACAATTCGCTCTGAAATTATATCCATTTAATTTCCTCCTATAAAAGTACAATCTATTACTCTTGATTAATTGGTATTCCTATTTTCGTAGATACTAGCTTTATTTCATTGTCTGATATAATAACTTTACAATATGGGTCGTAATTCTCTTTTAAATACTCTACTATTGGTGTACATAGATTTTTTAGCTCATTAATTTCCTTCAGATTATCCATATTTCTTTTCCTCCTTAATTGTGTATCCTTGTAATTCTTCATAATCTAATTCTCCATTCTCCTCTGGTACATCACCTACTGGATCTATATCTTCATCAGCATTTTCTATATCTTCATCACTTATGTTAGTAAACATCCCTGTTGTTTCTCCCATTTGCTTTAATTCCTTTAATGAAGTCTTTTGACTTATTAGTCCAGCATTAAATACATTAATTATTGCATTAGATTTTTTATCAACTATATCCGATAATTCTGTTTCTTTTGGAGAACCTATTGAATTGAACTCATAGTCCAAATCATCTGGTATAGCTCCAAACTCACTCATAAACATTATAGGTAGTAACTTATCTAGTACTGGATATAGCTGTGATGCTTGTTTCTGCTCAATTACATCATAGTAATTTTGTAAATCTGATTCTCCAGTAGCATTAAACCCCGCTGGACTTCTACCAAATAGTTTAGTAACTGGTATTTCAGCAGCACCTGCTACATCTAACATAAAGCTTTCATATATATCGTTAAGCCCACTAAATGAATATTGGTGTGTTTGAAAATCATCATCTTTATTTAATATATACATCCCCATATTAGACATTAACCAGTTTTGAGCCTGTACAGTATCATATAATTCTTTCTGAGCCTGTTCATCTGCTACAGCAAGCAACTCTCCTAAGTCAGCCATCTTTAATACTCTTAAGTTAGCTAAGAATACAAGCTGTGCTATATTCCAACTAGTATTATCTCGTTTCTTTAATTCATCAAAGATTACTTCTACTTCTGAAGCACCCCACTGTTGTTCAGTATACCTTTCCCAGTTAGGAAGTTCTCTTCCTATGAATCTAAGAACCCTGCTATGGTGTACTCTTATGCATCCACCTGCTTCTGTATTCCAATCATAGTATTTAGGTAATCCAAAGTCTGGACTTCCTAAGTCTTCTATAATTTCATCACCAGGAGTTAAACCACACCATCTATCTGTTACTATCATTCCTTTAAAACTTCCAGGCATTATCATGTCATAATCTAAAGGAGTGTTTAGTATATCCTCATGTCCATCTATTATAATTACTGCTCCAGCTCCACCATAAAGTCTTCCCCATTTTAATCCTTGTAATATATCTCTTTGTACCCTAGTTGTTCTCTCTAACTTTATAAACCTATCTAAATCATTAGGAGATAATTGAGTTTTTATATTTATCCAATTCTTACACATGTCTTCCGGAATACAATCTATTACCTTTCTTACTATCCAATGCGATCTATAAAGACTATTCATAAGCTGAAAATTCTGTGTAAGTCTAGTCATTGGATAGTCTGTACCTTCTAAAAGATTAGGTGTACCTGCTCCTAGCCTTGCAAGAACATTAGAAAAAGCATCTATTGCCATAACTCTATTATCTTTTTTTATTCTAGGTTTAGAATCCCTAGAATATCTCTTATTCCTTTTCTTCTTCATGGTTACCTCCTTTCATGCAAAATAAAAATAACATCTTCAATAGATGTTATCTCTTATGACTTATCTTGCTAACCTTCTAGACTTAATTATAGTTTTCACAAAATATCTTGCTGCATCTAAAGTATGGTCCTTACTTTTTACTGGTTTATCTTCTCCACGTAAGGCTGCTTTTTCATCCCATACATACCCTGCCACTTCTTCTAGAAAATTAGGACAGTTTTTCCTATGAACTTTTAATTTTCTATTAGATATCATTGTAGATACCATTCTTATTCCTTCTAATACATCATTATCTGCATCTTTGGTTCTTATTCCTTTATTTCTTATAGATATTTTTAAACTTTTAGCTGATGGATCTATAATAACAAATCTAGGATAATCACTTCCTATAAACTTTACTAAATCTTCTGCATACTGTGAATTTTCTTTTTGTCCTTTTTTATTGTTATCATGGTAATACTCATCTAATATCCAAACTGTATCTCCATCATCCCAAATATCTAAAAAGGTTGTAGGGTTTGATGCTCCATAGTCAATTGAAATATACCTTTGGGCCATACTTTTAAATCCTGGCGGTAAATCTTCATCTATAAAAGTGTTTAATTCTTTATCCCACATTCCATATATAGCACCTTGAGCAATTACCCATAACCCTAAAATCATTCGTTCATACCAAAATCCAGTATAAGCATTCTTAATAAAGGTTTTGTATTCATCATCTAAACTTGGATTATCATCTAACATAAAATGATAAACCTTAACCATTCCACTCTCTAGTTTTTCTTTATCTGTTATATATTCTGTATAAAGATAATGGTATGGGCTATCTGGGTTAGTAGTTCCATACAGTTTAGCTCCTTTAATTGAAAGTCTATTAAGTAATTGCTTGAAGAATTTTTCAGGCATTAAGGATAACTCATCACAATAGGCTCCTGCCAAAGTTTTACCCCTTAAATACTTTTCTGAACCTTCATCTTTTGCCCCTATAACTTTTATCTCTCTATCAAATATCCTTAGGTCTCCTGATTGTCTATTATAGGAATAATCTTCTTCATATAAGGTCTCAAATAAATCTCTAAGAACATTATCATATACGGTGTCTTTAGATACTCCTGTCATTATCAATAGACCTTTCGGGCCTTCTTCTACATATCTAAGCCATTTAAGAAGCATTGCTATAGTCTTACCACTTCTTACACTTCCCTCTAAAATATTAATACTTGCATCTAAAATTACTGGTGTATCAATGAAGTTCCAAGCTTTTTCACCAAACTGTTCAAATTCCATTACTTAGCTGGTCCTTTCTTGAAGACTTCAATTAATTTTCCTAAGTTACCCTTTTGTTTATCTTTATTCTCACCAGTTAATTTAGATATTTCAGCTTTTAACTTGTTAATTCTTAGTGTTTGTTCTTCAGTAGCAATGCCATTTTTTGATAATTCATCATATTGTTTAATCATACTTTCAAGTGTCTTCATTGCCCTTGACTGTGCTTGTAGAAAAGTGGCATGTTTATCCCATGCAAATTGAATAGTATATCTTTCTGATGAAGATGTATCTCCATTAGTTTCACCGCTAAGAGCATTAGTAGTATCTTCTTTATTTTTAACATACATAATATGCTGAGCTCTTATTATTGCAGCGTATTGAATTTGAATGTTCTCCCATAGGATATCTAAAGTATCTTTTTTCTGTATCTCTTGAATAATATTAAAAGTATCTTCCGGTAAATACTTAGAAAAGAATCCATGAGTCTCAGCGTTGTTATTACCTAACGGCGCTCCATGCCCTACTGCATTTTTATTATTGAGTGGTGCTCCTCTTTTTCTTTTGGAACGTTCCGTATTTTTTATACTTTCCTTTTGGAACGTTCCGTTTAATTTTTGTTCCCATTTATCTTTATTCTTCCAACCTCTAATTGTTCCAGGGGAAGCACTTAATATCTCTGCTATCTTAACTAAGTCAATCTTCCCTTTATGTTCTTTGTATATCTCAAATGCTTTGTCTCTGTTTGGACTTCTTACTTTTGCCATACCACCACCTCATTGCTAATTGCTTATTTGTTTATTTTGTATATAAGAAAAAGAGCCTATGTTCATAAGTATATTAAAATTCTTTTAACTACCTTACACATTGACCCTTATATCTATTTATTTCAAATTATTTAAACTTGATCTAGAATTCTTTTTTACTTCGATCTCTTTTTCTAGATCTATTAAACTTTGTAACATAAGTTTATAGACTCTTAATTTTTTTTCATCCTTTAGAAATACCTTACTTGATACATATGAAAATATTAGAATATATAAGCTTCCATATATAAAAAACTCCAAATTACTCATTCCAGAAAATAATTTTCCAAAAACAATATCTTTAATTAAAATACCTAAGATAAATATAGCAAAAGCAGTTGTATATCCTCGGTCTTGATCTTCTTTATATTTTATTTCTAGTTTTATTCTACTTTTTTCTTCGTCTATTTTATTTAAATTTTTTCCAAACATCCCTTTATAATCTTTTTTTATATCAGATATAAAATCTAAATAAATTTTGTTTTCTTTTTCAATATCAAGACTGCGATATATCTTTTTTAGCTTTTTTGCTCCTTTTTCATAATGCTTACTAGATTTTTTCTTAAATGATTTTTTGTATACATTGAAAAGAGCATCAATTATATTACTTATTATGGTTCTATATTTATATTTTAGTGTTTTTTTAAGCTTTAAATTATCACTTGTATATATTAAATCCTTTAATTCAAATCCACAATTTTCCAACATGAAGATAGCTCCATTTAATTCTTCTCCTACATCTCCAGTTGTAAAAGAACCTTTAAATATTATTTCATATCCTAATTTAGATTTTAATATTATTTTATTTTTATTTTTTGATATAACAGAAATTATTTCTCCAAAGTTATAAGGTTCTCTCTCAAAAAATTCTTTTGCTTCATAAGTAGAACTTATTTCAAGTTCCAATTTATTATTTTCAGGCGTTTTTAAAATTATCATTATTAATCTTTCCTTCCTAAATGCATACATTTCTACATATATATCGCACTTTCCTACTTTTATTTTACATTTAATGAAGGATTTTTTAATCAATTGTAGAAATATGGTAAATGAAAGGAGGCGTTTTAAATGGAAAGAACTATAGTTTCATCATCAAATATTTATTCCATAGGATATGATTCCTATTCTAAAACTTTAGAAGTACAATTTCATACAGGTTCTATATATCAATATTACAATGTACCTCAGTCAGTTTATAGTGGTATAATGTCAGCATCATCTCATGGTAGCTATCTTCATAATTATGTAAAAGGAGTTTACCAGTATAAGCAAGTAGCTTAATCTATAACTTTAATTATTATAGCTGGACCATTCATCTTAAGTTCTTTATTCTCATATGGTTCAGCTATAATAGTTTCTACCCCTTCTCTTTTACTTAGTTCTTCAACTAATTCTTTTGTACTAAACTTTTTTATACTCATTTAAAATACCTCCATTTATTTAAAATATTATTTTTGCCTTAAAGCACCTTTAACCCTTACATAAGCTCTCTCTTGCATACATTCCTTTAAACTATCTGAAGCTCCTTGCTTTCTAATATTTCTATTACTACAGTAAGGACACACTAAGTATCCTTGTAATCTTTGTATATCTTCTGTAAGTAAAACAAATTCTTTTCTACATCTACTGCAGCTATAGCTTGTATAAATACTTAGCATATCCTCACCTACCTTTACAAAATAAAAAAGACACTATTGGCAAGTGTCCTTTTTAGAATTTTTACTAAAAAAATGAATTTTATTTACTATCTTTGCTATATATTTTTATAACAGCATAAAAATATAATTATTACTAGTTTATTACCTAAAACGTACTACTCATAAATTATACCTACATCATATTTATATAGGTAATCACTAATGTCAGGGTTATATTTTTCCATTATAGGTATATCCCTACTATTAAATCCTCCCCAATGACGATTCCAACACTTTGAAAAATATTTTTCTATGTCATTTACAATCATATGATCTCTTAAAAGTCCAGAATAATTTTCATGCTCTATTTCATTTAAAGTATACTTTTCTAACATACTATCAAGTTGATCTAAAGTTTTTATTCCAAAATCTCTTAATTCGTTGATTATCGCTTCCTCTACAGTACTGATTTTTCCGAAGCTAGGTTCTATACGTTTTTCTTTTATTTCATTATCAAATCTATTTAATAAATATTGATTAAGTGATGTACTATCAATTAATATTCCCTCTAAGTTTCCTTCCTGTGTATTTTTATAAATTTCTTTTGAGTAAGAATCTATTTCCTTGGATATTTCCTCAAACTGCATATCAATTAATTCTAGAGTACCTGCAACTAATGCAAATTTTCTTTTAATACTCTCTGGCAAAACCCCACTAAATTTATAATTTCTATCATGCTCTATTTCAGCCCATGTATGTTGTAATAAAGTCCTAATTTGAACTTCAAACTTCAAATTTTTATATGCATTATACTCTGGAAGATTACTTCTATCTTCTTTTATTTTTGCCACATAATGAACTGATCTATAACCTACTTTATTTGTTCCTAATTCCTCTCCTTTATCTACGCTATTCTCTTCATCTATATGAAATTGTTCTTTAATTATTCTGCATATTTTATCTACATCTGAATTTATGTAAGTTATAATTCTTATTCCAGCTAGATCCGTTATTTCATCTACAGGCGTTTTGTATTTATCTTTTGATGCTTTATTACAATAACTATCTTTCTCTTTAACTCTACCATAAACAGAATTAACAATAATTTTTTCATTTTCTAAAATATCATTTATTATATTAGTAACTTTATTAATTAATTTTTTGTATACGTTTTTATTCTCATCATACCAAATTTCTATATATTCGAGTTTTCTATTATCCATTTGCATCCCCTCCATAAAGTATTTTACAATATATCCTAATATTTTACAACAAAGTACCTTATGGTATAATCCCTGCGGTTTATGTGTTGCCTTATCATTCTATATTAATTTTTTAGCCTCAGATAATAAATCTTTCATGAAATCATCTATAGTGTTATTTTTTTCAGTTAAGAATTTACTCAACCTTTCATACTCATTTGTCCTAAAATAATACTTCTCAAAATTAGCATATTTATCTAATAACTCATCATATACTTTTGATACTAATAAATCTTGTGTTTCTTTTACATCTAATAATAGATAATTAAACTCAAGATTATTAAAAAGCTGTGTTAAATTATTATTCATACTATTAAATGCTACAAGTATATTATGTACTGAATTTTCTAAATCATTATCCATCTCTATAATCTTTTTAAAACTACTAATTTCAAATTTTATATGCCCACATGTTTTATAAATATCTTTATACAATAAAAGAGAGTTTTCAATTCTTTCTGAATCATTATTCAATTTTCTTTCATATTCAAACTGTTCTTTTTGATTATTTAATGTAATCTTTAATATAAAAAATGATATAAAACCACCTGAAATAGATCCAATTAATACCCCTGTATAATTAAAATAATCTTTTACTTCTAATTGATTCCCATAAGAGCTATTTTCAAACAAAGAAGCTACCATTACTCCTATTATAATTAATACAATCAACATAATTAAAAAATAAATATACTCATTTTTATGTTCAATTTCTTTACTCTTACCCCTTATATCCTTCATAATTATTCCCCCTTTAAATCTTATACTTCTACAGAATTGTTATAAATTCCTTTTAAAAACACATATACCTAAGTAATCGTATTTTACATGAGGGAAATAAATTTATTCTATATTATCATTATACATCAGGTAAGCTCATAAAATTATCTCTCTTTTATTCCTCTTTTATTCCCATTTTTAGCATATGAACCAATTATCCCAATTAGATATGTCTTTTATTAACTCATTTTTTAGTTTATTAACTCTGGATTGTGATAGGTTAATTTCCTGTCCTATCTCCCATTCTTTTTTCTTATCTTTATATTTTAGTTTTAATAACTTTTTAGACTCATCACTTAAAAATCCTATATTATAACCAATTATATTATTATCTTCTTCTATACTCCTTATTAATTCTTCTGTCTTGGTAATCTCTTCTTCTTTTCTAGCCTTTTCTATTAATAAATTATCTATTATCTTAATCATAGTTCTCTCCATGTAGCTTGTACCATCTGAACTACAGGTGACTCTTTCACTAAACTCTATACTTCTACTTTCTATTGGTATACTTATATCTGTATGTTTTATTCTATTTTCTATAGCATCACTTTGCTGCTCTAATAACTTTATTTTATTCCTAAGGCTATCTATCTTCTTATCTTTACTGAAATAGTTATATAGCTTCTTCTCAGTAGCTCTAAATAAGTTCCTATCCATAATTACCTCCTTGAATATAAAAACACCGCATATCCATTTCTGAATGATACGGTGTTTAGCTTAATATATACATATTAATTTTTTAAATATCATATTGAGTTATTTATATCTTTTAACTAAAAAGTTTTTTCACACAACTTTAAGTTCTAAGAAAATTTTTATATTTATATCATGCTAATCATTATTACGTTTATAATTTAAATAAAAATCCTTTTTATTTTCAAAAGCCTTTTTGACCTCTCTAGTATTAAACGGACCATAACCAAACTGTCCATTAAATTCTTCTTTTAATTGTTCCAAAATATCTTGAGGTATTGCAATGCTTGTCTCATTAATTACCTCTGTCCCTGGGTATTTAATAATAAGATTTCTAACTCCTGAATTAGTACAGCTCCCTTCGAAAGTTAGGGTGTATGGAGTACTTCTTTTAACACTCTTAAAATGAAAAGCAAAATCAGCCATCAAATCACTCCTTAAAATATGTTAACTTCTCATGTGTAAAAAATACATTATCTAGAACATTCACCATAAGTTAAAAGTATTACAAATATGAATCAATATTATAGTAATTATACCATATGATTCCACTCTATCACCATCTAATATTAAAAAAATATTGCTTAACACCGTATTATTCAATTTTCAAAGAACACTTATAATTGATTACCATATGAGAATACAGGCATGAACCTATACTCCCATACCGTGTTATTTAATCTATATTAATCAATCTATTTAAAATCAACTGATTCAGAATAATAGCAATTAGATTCCACATGCCATCTAATTGTTACATATCCCTTTGATGTAGCTATTTTATAAAATATCCATGTAAAACTTTCAGCCCCTCTATAGTCTTTTGTATTTTCATTACTTGTGGATTCTTCAAGTTTTAATATTGAACTTCCTAATTAAATTATTAGCATTACCACATATATCTTTAAATAGTTACATTTTCACAACAATCTTGACTATGATGAATTAAAAACTTTAACCATCTTCACAGTAGAACTTTACTTCATCACTTTCTATTTTTTTCTTTATCAAAATAAATCTATAATTTACATTCTATATCTTTAACTAAAGTTTTATCCACACTTATCCGTTATTTCATGTAACTTCTCCCTTAACTTAACATGAATTTAATATTAATATTTAGAGTAATATACTTATTGTAATAAAAACTAATTTAAAGGAGGTATGTCTATATGAATTTCTCAGAAAATAATATAGATGCTATAAAAAAGATTGTTAATCAAATCTACGAAATCATAACTCTATCACCAGAAACTGGAATTGCTTCAACAAATACAATGATACAGCTATGTCACCCGGGTATTCCTGTTAATGAAAACGATTATAAAAATGCTATGAGTAGAGCAAATCCTGGTGGTGATATAAGTACCGCGTTAGCATTTTCAGCTTTAGTCAATAATATTCCTGCCTGTGCAATTTCAAGTTACATACCTTCAGGTGATGCTGTCGATAGTGCATTTGAAATTTGCTTACAAGCTAATTCCAAATATGAAGCAAATCCTGATCAGATAAAGCAGTACAATAAAGCATGGGATTATTTATGGGAGGTACAAAAAATCGAAGATATGAATGGAAACATTATCGAACTTCCAGCAGTACCTCAAACCCGTTATCAGAAATTTTTAGACCTTGAATCTGAATATATTTCAGCAGAATCAGCTCTACAATCTTTAAAGCTTCAATGTGATTTAAATACAACAGAGGGTAGAAATAAATGGGCTATTCAATCTATTCAGTTGGTTAATGTACGAAACCAAAAACTTAGATTATTAGAATCATATCGTCCTAGTATTGATGAGGCTTTAAATATAATAGCAACATCAAAGAATGATGTAACTTCATTCGCAATAGCGAAGGCTAGGGATGCATTTAATAAGTGTTTAATTTCTGACCCTGCAACAGGTGAAATGCAACATGTTAGTTTTGCTTCTCCTAGCAACTGGTACGATAATTCACTTGCTAATAGTATGACACTCATAGAAGTTAGTAATAAAGTTAAGGACCAAACAAAGACAGACTATTATACATCATATGGAGGTGGTGCTTCTTTTGGTTGGGGTTTATGGTCAGTAGGTGGCTCGGGTGGACATACAAAAAAAGAACATACTGAACATTCTACATCTACAGACATATCAGTTTCGTTTAAAGTAGGAAATATTCAAATTGAACGTCCATGGATGAATTTTAATTTTTTTAAATTAGATGGATGGTATCTATCAGGGCAAAAAAAAGGAATAATTTCATCTGGTACAGCTCCTAATACAGATGCTGATCTTCTTCCTCAATTTCCAGTTCAATTCTTGGTTGCTCGAGACCTTAAAATTAGTGCAAAATGGTCAGAAAGAGATTTGGAAATTATTGACGAATCCACTCGTGGAGGTGCTTCAATAGGTTGGGGATGTTTTAAATTATCAGGAACTTACGAGCATAGTAGCCATGAGGAAAAATTTCACTCTGAATTCGATGGAACAACTATTTCAGTTCCAGGTGTTCAAATTATTGGATTCGTTTCGGCAATTCCGCCCTTATCTCCTCCAGCAGATGATCCTAATATACATAATTTTATTAACTCTGATGTTGGTTTTAATAGGGCTCAATTAAAAAATAAAACAAAAATCAAAAATGGCTTTAATTTAAAAATTGAAAGTAACTAATATTATAAGTTCTTGCTTTTTATAATAATCAGATTCAGAAAATTATAGAGTATACAAATTTAAATCTAACACCATACGTAAATAGTTCTTTATTACATTTTTAAATTATTTCTGAACAATCAGATATTTATTGCAAGAAGGAATATCTGATTGTTTCAAGATAAATCCTATCTTCTTGATTTTTATCAGTCTCATACCTCACCTTTATATTATCTACAAATATACTATTATAACATTTATAACCTTCATCATAACACATTCTTCTTAATCATTTTCAAATTTAAACATCCTTAAGTCTACTATATTTCCCACTTTATAATTTTCTCTTAACTATTTTTAAACTCTGCCCTTAGCCAAGTTAATTTACTTATAAGGACTTCTATTTCTATCTTTAAATTATCCATAGCACTTATAGCTGTATAATAGCTGCTCTCTGCTATATCTCTATTAAGTCTTAGTTCAGCTACTTCCTTATTTCCTCTAGCTAACTCTTGGATTAATGTAGCTGGATACTTGTCCACTTTAAGTCTTAATATTTCTTTATTTAAAGCTATTCTATACTTTCTTTCTGCTTCTGCTTTCTTTATACCTAAAGTCTTAAGCTCTGTGTTACCTTGACCTAATGCTCTTATACAAATATCAAGATTATTCATTATATCAACTGGTGTCATATACTAACCTCTCATCTTAAATACTTCTCTGAACTCTGCTATTCTATTTTCAAACTTTTTAAGCTCTTCACCCCTATACTTCTCTAATTCTTCTAAGTTTGAGAAGCTTATTAATTCTTGTCCTTGTAGCTCTACACCCTCAGGACACACTCTATATATTCCATTTTCACCTTCTAGTACCATGCTCTTAATCTTTAACTTACTCACTTTCTCAGCTCCTTTTGATTCTTTTTTAATATCTTTAGGTTCTTCTACAACTTGTACCACAGAATGCTTGTCCACTTTAACTTCTTCTATAGTTTTATTCTCTATCTCTTCCTCGAATATATACTCTGCTGCTTCTTCCGTTTCTTTATCAAACTTCTTTTCAGCATCTTTATTTTCCTTAAGTTCAAACTTAGTATTTTTATAAACATTGGTAATTATAGCTTTACTTAAGTTTGGAAATTGTGTAAGTAAAATTTCTATTGATTCCTTTTGCTTAACATCCTTCTCTATAAGCTCTATAGCTTTCTTTTTCACTTTTTCCTCTATCTCTTTTATAAGCTTCTTTGCCATATTAAAATCCTTCCCTTCAATTAATTTTTTCCACTTGATAATATCTTCTTCAATTAGATGTGCTAATCTATTTTCAACATCTTTTATATATTCAAAATCCTTCTCAGGAAATAGCTCTATAAATAATGTACTTATACACATGTCTGTAATAAAACTTAGTTCATCTAATTTCATATTGGCTCTTTCTTCTGCCTTTGCATTAGTTATATCCTCTATTACTTGTAACTGCTTAGAACTAAAGTTATCCAGTATCTTTGTACTTTGATTAACTTCCCTTTGCATTTTTCTTCTCTGTTGTCTATTCAAGGCCTACACCTCCTCTAGTTCAAATTCCACTCTCTCTAAATCTTCTGTATATCTCTTTAAAATTGTAAGTTCAGTAACCTGGCTATCATCATCAAAAGCTATTTTATTTAAAGAGTCCAAAATAATCTTTGCTATGTTATCTGCATCAGGTTTCTTTTGTGGATACTCTATCCCCTCTCTTATAACTTGTAATCTCTTTTTGGTATAAGACTTAGGCACTTTATAATAAGCTGTTATATTGGCTCTTATAGACCCTGTAAGCTGTCTACCATCTTGTTGTTGGTAGCATATCTTTACCCAATTTTCATAACTAACTGTATCTTTAGGTGTTATTGCTCTCCCATTAAACATTCTTGGCCTAGCCTTTCCTTTAATCTTGCCTTCTACTACTACCATTTAAAGCCTCCAAACTTTACATTCCACTTTCTTTTTCTACTATCATGAAAGTTTTTGAAATAGGCTCCACACTCTCTATCTGATTTACTATTCTTTTCTATAAGTCTTTTCTTAGCATATAACATAAAATTTTCTTTGTTACTTTGCATAGATTCTACCTCCCATAAGCCTTTGAATAAGCTCTATCTTACAGTAGCCTTCTTTATAGACTTTAAGTTTCTTAAGTATCTTACTTGCTTCACCCTTGGATATTTTGAGTAGCTTCCTTATTTCTTCCTCTGTGTAATAAGCTTTGCTGCTAAACTTTTCAAACAACTTATTTTGAAGTCTATATTTATATTCAAGGTCCTTAACTCTATTTAAGTGTGGACCATCATTACCCCTATGGCATTTATAACATAAGTACTTAAAATTGATTTCTATATTGGCCATGCATGGAGATTGACTTTTAAAAATTATATGATGTAGTTCTATCCCCTCATTACGGCCACATTCCTCACATACTAAATAATTCAAAAACTCACCTCTTTTATTTTTAGGACAAACTAGGTGTTTAACCTAGCCTGTCCAACTTTATATGTTTCTATGAAATTATCTTTATATTTTCTAAGCCTTCTAAATTCTCAGTTAGATAAGCCTTTATGTTGTTCATAGCTTCATTTCTCCATGCTCCTCCATCTGCTTCATATATAGCAGCTCTTGGGCCTTCTTGCATTCTAAATATAAATTTACTTGATGGTTGTTCTACTTCTGGGAATGTTCTATATGGTGCTAGTGATACTGGATTAGGAACTATAGCTTGTCCTACAGTTGCTACACCAGTTTTAACTGTTACTGACTGACTTACCCCATCATCCCCTGTACTTTTTACAGCTTCATCTCTTATGAGACCTGTATATTTTAATAAAATTTCTCTATCTCCCACATTTACAAATGAACTTTGTAGCATGATATTAAATTTCTCTGTATCTAAAAAATAGTCATAGTGAATGTTATTTGGAAGTATAGCTTCTGCTCTTATATACTCCTCTCTTTCCTTATCACTATTTAAAGTACTATATAGATTAACTTCCCCATGTGATTTAACTTGTATCAATAACTCTCCTTGTAATTTATCTATGTTTGCCTTTATATAATCTACAAATCCTGTTAAAGTTGATACTCCTAATACTGATGCCCTCGGAGCTTTAACTCTAGTTAAGTTCCTAGTTGTAAATACTCCTTGTTCTGTTTCAATTATTATTTTCTTTCCTTCTCCTAAACCTACTAAATACTCTAATCCTTCTCTATTTATCATCTTTTCTTCCTCCTAAAATTTATTATTTAACTAATTTTATTCCCTTAAGGTCTATTGCTTTTTCCTTCTCTTCTGCAGTTGTCACAATCTCGCCAGTTCCATCCTCTACTCGCATAACACTTTGCCCTGGTACTTGCTTCTTATATTCACTAGCTAGTATTCCACCCTTACCATCTGTTCCAATTACAATCTTTGTTGCTATTGGTTTATTTGGAGCTAACTTGGTTTTAGCTATTATAGCTACTTCTGCTAACTCTCTATCTTCACCAGAAGCAAAGGTCATTTCTAGGGTAAGTTTTCTTTTTAGCTTGTAATCTGTATTTGGATCTGAAATATTTCCTAACACCTCCTTTAATGCCATATCCATTTTCTCTGCTAGTGCTCCCTCAGCAAAATTCTCAAGGTTAATCATATTTTCCATAGTTTATCCTCCTTATATTGTTATATCCATATATATAGATTTATAGATATATATTCTTGTACTAGATCCTAAAAGCTTATATATGTCCTACTTTTTAAGTTGCTTTAAACAATGCTCGCATATGTTTTTACCTTTAAAGTTAGTCATATCATTAGCTTCTCCACAGAAGATACATGCTGGTTGATACTTTCTAAGTATTATTTGCTCTCCTTCTGTAAATATCTCTAGAGCATCTTTAACCTCAATATCTAATGTCCTTCTTAACTCTATCGGAAGTACTATCCTTCCTAGCTCATCCACTTTTCTTACTACTCCTGTTGATTTCATAATTAATATTCCTCCTTAAATAAATCATTTTTCTTATATACAGTTAAAGATTTTTCTACTACATTTACAACCAAATAAGCCAATAATGTAAGAAATATAGTTTTAAATAATCCCTCCAAGCTAACACCTCCTTACAAGTTTTATGGATCTTTCTAAGATAGTTATTGTGTCATGCAAGCTTGTCCTTTTGTTAAATCCTATACGGTTGAATTTAATGTCCTCTGTTGTTAACTTAAGTGCTTCTCTAAATTGCTTATCTGTTAAGTTATAATATATTTTCAGAGCTTGTAACATTTTAATATCACTCCTAAAGGATTTTTTAGTATTTGTGAAGAATATCACCAGTTGAAAGGCGGTGATACTATGCAAAGAACTCAAGTTTCTTCTAAGAATTTATGCTCCGTTGGATATGAAAATTCAACATTAGAAATTGAATTTCACTCTGGTAAAGTTTATAGGTATCTACATGTACCTGAAGCTGTTTATTCTGCTTTAATGTCTTCACCATCAAAAGGTAAATATTTTTCTACCTATATTAGACACAAATACCCATTCCAACCATTGCCTTAGTCTATAATTCTTAAAATTGTTGCCGGACCTAAATCGGTTATGGTACCGTTATATTCTCTAGAAATACTATATTTTTCATAAGGTTCAGCTCTTAACTCTGTAACACAGTCATTACGTTTTAATAATTCATCTACTAAATCTTTTATAGATACATTACTTAAATATAATTTTTCTAACTGCTCTTGAACTGGTACTTCAAGAGTAGTTTCTTCTAGTTTCTTTATTGCGTAGTCTAAAGCTTGTACATCATCAACCCAAGGTTCTTCCTTCCACCCTTCACAGTGCTCTTTTAAACTCTTTAATTGATTTATGACCTCTTTCTTATTCATTTAATCCCCTCCTATGCTTGTACTAAATTTTATTTTAAATTTTTTCTCATCTTCTCAATTTATTTTGCATATCATAAAGTGAGAAGGTCTTTGGCTTTATATCTTAGAGCTTAGTATAATATAATGCTAAGTGTTTTCTTATGTTGATTAATATATAAAAAGGACTAACCTTCAGTTATCTCTTGTGCAATAAGTTCTAATACGGCGATTACTTTCTTTAAGTTTTCTTCATTTTGTTTTTTGGTTATATCAGGTTTTACTATAATTACCTTTGGCATTTTATCACCTCATCTTTTGTTCATTAATTAAGAGCTTTTCAATCTACCATCATTGGTTTAAGATTTTTAATATTTATTATCCTTTATTAAGCTTCTTTCTCTATTTTCCAATCTTTCAATTAGATAACCTAATTCATCTTGAGTAAATTCTTCAGCGATTATATCCGCAAGAACCTCTGCATATTTTTCCTCTAAAAATTTTATATTTTTGGGTAACTCAACTATAACTTTATACATATAATCACCTACATTAGATATTGATTATATTAGTCTTTAACCAAAGTTATATTAATATTCATGCTATATAGTATCTTATTTTTCACTCTTTAATTTTTTGTTATTAAATAGAACTTCATGCATGATGTATCTAAACATTTGTTTTTGACACTCTCTTTCTATCATTCCTGATAGTCCATTTTTGAATTCTTTTAAGTTGACCATATTTAAATCTACTTGTGCATCTAATTTCTTAATTAGTTCATCCTTAGATATACAAACCTCTTCTAAAACCTGTGCATTCCCCTCTATAGTGCTTTTGAACTTATCAACGTTATATCTAACTCCTATATTTATTGCTTTTAACAACTTATATCTAGTATCATCAATTAACTCTTTTAACTCTGCTGTAGCGATTCTTCTTTGATCTACATTTTCAAACACTATAGACTGCTCTGACTCTTCAAGTTCCCTAATTAACTTATCCTCTGTGTTTGTAATAGCATTTATAACTTTACTGTGAGAATCTAAAAATCTCTCTTGAACTGCTTCCATCTTTTCGTCTATTACTCTTTCTAGAGTAACTACCACTCCCATGATAACCACAACTTGAACTATCCCTATAGTTATTAATAAAATCTCCATATCCATTAATCCCCCATCCTTTTTTATTTATTTTTATTAAGACCTAATAATCCTTCCTCAAGCTCTTTTATGGTCATTCCTCCATCACTTCCGTCATACTTTCTTTGATCAAAATTGTTGAAACCACTTGCTTTTTTATAAGGCTCTTGATTCTTAATTGGCTTATATTCTCTGCCTTTAGCTTTCCAATTTTCTAATATGCCTTTTACATAGCTATAGTTTAACTTTCCTCTATTGCTTGCTTCCTTAGCTGCATCTACTAGCCATTGATGTGAATAAAGCTCTATATCAGCAGAGATCTCTTCATACTGCAAAGGTGTTAACATAAATCCACATTTTTGAAAATGTCTAAATACATATGCATTATCTAAATTTTTAATTTCATCACAACAACAACTACCAGTATTAATCTCTGTATTATATATCTTATTGTTATTATTATTTATATCTTTATCTATATCTAATTCTTCTTTCTTATTCTTGTTCTTATTCTTATTCTGTTGCGTGATTGTCACGTGACCATCACATGACGTATCATCTTTAGGGCAAGATTCTGGTAAACTAACTTGCTTTTTTCGATCTCTTTCCTTTTGTTTTCTAAGTCTATTTTGTTCCCGTACTTTCTCCATACCCTCAATGTTTTGATGCTTTTCCCAATTATTAATTTTAATTAGCCTGTCTTCTTGGACATGTATCATGCCAAAGTTGGACAAAGTTTGAAGGGCAAGCCTTACACTATTTAGTGGACGGTTAAATATAGTGGACAACATTTCTTCTGTATATGGGACATTCTCATTAAGAAATATATACCCATTTGCATTTGTCTTACCTGATTGAACTAGTAACCTTATCCAGATATAATGAATCGTATCTCTTTCTGGCATAGCATCTATAAGTTTAATTTTCTCGTCATCAAACATATTGGTAGTTATCTTTATCCACTTTACTTCTGCCATAAGTTTCTCCTTTCCATGATTCTTAACCCTATTTCACTACTCTAATGGTGAATCTTTAAACAATTCCTCTTGCTCATTATTTTCTATATAATTAATATTATTTTGAGTATCATTTAATGGTATAGGGTCTACATCAATGTAATTAAAACTACTTACCTTCTCTTCTTTTGCCTCTGACTTATAATCAAGGTCTAATGCCTTGGCCATTTCTACACTCTTAGGTGCAAACTTTAAAACATCTATAAGTACTGTTTTCTTAGCCATTGAGTCAAAATTCTTGGCCCAAACTGAATTCTTATTAACTTCACCTTTATATAAATAATTCTTAGAAAAATCTCTTGCATGCTTATCTACTCTTTCCCTGGACCATACTACAAAGTCACAACCTCCATTCTTAAGTTTATACACTGCATAATAATGTGTTACTTCTTCATTAGGAACATCTGCAGGCTTATGAACTAAGTTTTTGTGTAGTCCGTATTCATAAGAAAATTCATCACCTTTTCTTATCTCATGAGCATATATAGCCTCATATTCTCCAGTATTAAAAGCCATCTTCAATATACCTTTATATCCAACTTGGAAGTTTACTTCTACAATGTTTGCTTTGTTATTCCTATATGGTATAACGTAAGCTTCTCCTAGGACTGTGTTAGGTTCTAAACCACACTGAGCACTCTGCATTAGAGCACTTAAAAATGTTGTTGTATCAGCTTCCCAAAACACAGGATTCCCATTGAATAAGCTTAAAGCTATCCTACTAAATCTCTCTGGTGTCATTGTATTTGCTACTGCTTTTTTAATCTCTGGTATCATCTTCTCTAAGGCATTCTGCATTTTCTTTTGTGGTGTTAATTGTACATTAGTAGTTGCTGCTTGTTTATTAGTAACTAAGCCGCCATTTATATTAGCCATTTTTATCTCTCCTTCTATTTACATTTAGCAATTCTCATATTTACAAATTCACTTTGTCCTTGAAGTATAGCTTCATATGTCAATGGATATTTTTCCTTAAGTGTCTTAGTATCTAACTTATCTTTTTTAACTTCAAATCTACTAATCTTATAAATTCCATCTGTAGCTTTTTTACTATCTCCCATATCTAAATATATAAGTTGTTTAATATGCTCCTTATCCTTCTCTAATGCTTTTATCTCTTCTGTAATGTCTTTATACCTAGATAACTTATTATCCGTTATAGTAGCTTCTATATCATTATCTAAGGCTTGTTTAAAAAGTATCTCTTTAGTTTCTACTTCTAAACCTGTTGGCTCTGGTGGTATCTTTGTGAGAATATTACTATTCCAAAACTTTTCTCCCATTTCAAATAAAACTTTTATATCATCTTCATTCCTAGGGACTACCTTCCATTTAACTTCTTTACCTAATAAGTAAACAATTAAGAAGTAGTTAAGACCTGTAATCCCCATATACCATTGAACTTGGCAATAATATTCATCTGGAATCTCTTCTCCTTGCCACATCTTAGTTAGAAACTCACTAGCTGTTTTGATTTCAATACCTATTAGTTCATCCTTACCTATTTGCTTAATCTCTGCTGTATCTCTATTTTCCCAATATGTGTAGTTATCTTCTAATCTTGCTAAACCATCTATATTAGCACTAAAGTATTCATGTTCTTTATGAACCATCATGTATGGATACTCATAAGTAGTAAGTTTAATTTTTGTAGCCTTCTCAAAGTCTTCTTGTACCCATTCTCTAATTATTGGCTCCATTCTATTGCCAAACTTAGTGTGTATATTACCTTTAAACTTTTCACTTAATCCAAGTTTCTCATTAAATACAGTTAATGGACTTCCATACTTACTAAATCCTGCTATCTTCGCTATTTCTGAACCGCCTATACTATTACATCTTTGATTAAGCCATTGAGTTCTTTCTTCATTGTCTTTTCTAGTATCAAAGACTATTTTTACACTAGGAAATAAACTTTTATTTTCTATAAATTCAATCATTAAAAACACCTCTTAATCACAATAGCTTCTGAAACAGTGAGGACAACCGGTTACTAACCTTTCTCCTGTTTCTCCAATAGATTTCCTCTCTCTAATTTGATAACTTTGATAAATATTTCTATTACACTTCCAACAAGTTCCGCTACTTGGAGCAAAATTTGGATACCCCTTTTCTTCACAAAGTTCTTTTTGAATTCTCATACAATTTCTTATTTCTTCAATTGTTTTTTCTTTAATACTGTTATTCATTTTTAATCCCCCTATCCTATTTTTTCTATTTCAAATTCATCTGCCATAGTGCTAGTTACAAAATATTGATATTCATCTTTTTTCATTTCCTCTATAAGCTTTTCTTGTGCCTTTGGATTTAAAGACTCAAATTTATCTAAGCAAATAATTTTAAGTACTCCTGCTTGTGCCTTTGCAATCTTCATAGCTAATTCAAGCTTTTCTCCATCACTTAAACCATCTATTAGAGTTCCATTTATTCTTATTAATCCATCAGAATCTACACTTATTCCCTCTATAGGCATCTTAGCTTTCTTTAGTAAGTCTCCTGGTAACTCTCTTGCCTTATCTATTTTTATAGTAAGATCATTACTATATCTCTCTTTATCTGCTAACTCTCCATCACGAATGTTTAGCATCATATCCCATTGTCTTAAGTAACTTTGCATTTCACTTATTTTTTCTGCTTCTTCTTGTAATGGATCTATATCCACAGGTTCATTATTTTCTAAATACTCAATTGACTTGCCAATCCTAACTTCTTCTTTTTCTACCTCTGCATTTACTTTTTCATCTACAGCTTTAAGTTCCTGCTGTTCTAAGCTATCCATAGATAAAAGCTCCTGTTCTTTAGCTGCTACTTTATTTTCATTTATAGATATAAGGTCCTTGGACTCTTCCTTTGTTATTTCTAGTTGCTTCTTTAGGTTTTCTTTATCCTCATTAGCTTTTTTATTAACTAAATCCATTCTTTCTATATATGAAGACTTAAGTTCTTGAATCTTGGCTTGTAACTCTGTTTCTAGGTCTACCTTAGCTCTCTCATTATCTAATTCAATCCCTTTTAGTCCTGTTTCATAAGTCTTATCTAATCCATTAATAGTATCTTTTGCTTTATCTATCTTAGATTTAGAAAGTTCTATAATATCCTTTATGTCCTGCCTATTATCTTTAAACTTTAAAGCTATCTTAGACTTCTCACTTTCACCATTAGCTTTTATGGAGTTAATCTTATCCTCAAAGTTAGCCTGTAAATTCTTAGCTTCTTCAATCCAGTGGTTAATTTTTTGAGCTTCTGAAACTTTGTTATAGTACTCCTGAATTTTAAGATTTCTCCACTCTTCTCCATCATATTCTGCAGGTAATTCATCCAATATTACTTTTATCTGAGTCTTAAGTTCTCTTATCTTCCTATTGACTTCTTCCCTATCTTTGTAGTATTTTTGTTCTATACTCTTAAGAATGAGTAGAATGTGTTGGTCAAAGTCGATATTGCTAGGGAGGTCGCCAAACCAATTAACAATATCTTCTTTGCTCCAACCGATTTCTAACATACTTAGGATAGATTTTGTTTGTTCTTTAATATTCATATTTACCCAATCTAATGGTCTAAAAATATCTCCATTTATTAAACTTCTTAAAAACTTTTCTGTACTTGGAACTGCTCCATCTTCTTTCCTTACTTTTAAGTAATCCCCTTTATCTGTTCTTAATCTTCTATCTACAGATAATCCGCCATCTAATTCAACAAATAATGTAGCTTCCTCTTCCCCATGTTTTATAACCTCTGTACGTCTATTCCTATTAGTAAATGTCTTTTCTATGGCTTCTATAATAGAACTTTTACCACTTCCCTTAGGCCCCTTTATAAGATTTACCTTGCTGCAATCTAATCCTAACTCTTCTAAACCTAAGAAGTTTTTAATATTTAACTTCTTTATTCTTAACCCCTCTACTTGACATTGGACTAATTCTTGTATACTCAAAATTCTTCACTCCTTATATAAAAACTTTTTGTAATCTTTTCAACCAGTCCCACATAGAATATATTGGGAAGGTATTTTCTTTTTTACAGAAAAAACTTATTTTAAAAAGGCTTTTCAGCCTTACTCATCTGATGTTTTAGCAAATTACTAAAACTGTTTTCTTTCCTATTACTTTTCCATACTTGTAGATGTTTATCTCACGTTTGTTAATTCTATAAATTGATACAGGTTCTATCTGCTGTATCCTTACTTCCATGTCTTCTTCAAAGTTATTTAAATAATTTACTAAGTCCTTAACTGTTGAAATTCCCTTCATTTTCACCCTCCTTATAACTTCTTTATATCATCTAAATCACTTAAGTCCTTACCTACATATTCATTTAGAAATCTCATTAGCTCAGCTTTAGTTATTTTCATACTTCCCAACTTTAAGCCTACTAGAATATTTTTACTAATAAGTTCATAAACTGCATTTCTATTTATTTTTAATAATTCTGCTACTTCTGCAACTGTATAAAGTACTGGATCCAATAATATCACTCCTCCCACTTCCAAATACTTTCACTTATAAGCTCATTTGGTGTTACTTTTAAGGCCTTACACAACTTACCAAGAACTTGTATTCCTGGATTAGAGTATTTCCCTTTTTCCAACTCTGTTAAATACCCTCTAGCCACTCCACTTTTGTAACTTAATTGAGATAAAGATATTCTTTTCTCTCTTCTCAATTCTTTTGTTTTTAAAACTGACACTTTAGGGATTCCTCCTTAGGATTTATTCCCTTCCATCTTACCCTTATTTATTTAAATTTTTAAGTGTTGCTGATAAGCATCTATCTTCTAATGTTTTTATAGTTTCTTGTAAAATCACTTTAGTAAATAATGCTGTAATTTCTACTCCTTCAAACTCACTCTCTACAAGTTTTAAAATTTTATCTATTGTTTTCTCTCTTTGCTCTTGTGTAACAGTAAACTTTAATTCTTCCATACTGTTACCTCCTTTTTATTGTTTTACTTCCATTATCATCCTATAATGTAATTATGGTAGTGTAATACCAAATACATATGAAAGGAGAACTATTAATGGATTTTGATTTTACATCTGAAGAAATAATTTTTATCTATGGACATTTTAAAAAGGAAATTAAAAAATTAACCGAACTTAAAAATCTTCCTAACTCTCCTATATCTCACAAAAGCATAAATGTAGATATAGATCTTTATTCTTCAATCACTAATAAAATTGAAAAATGTTGCCCTAGACTAAATAAACTAAATTCGTACCTTTAATTACAATTGTGCTTTAGTTTCTGAACTAAAGCACTTTTCCCTCTAAACCTTTCATATACATATCTGATGATTCGTATTTCTCAATATTAATTACATAAACTTCCCCATTTAACTTAATCGGTTTAATGAAGCTATCTTTATTCTTAAGTAATATTCTTATAAATAACCTTATGACCATTCTTATCTCCTTTTCTATCTAAACTTTCTTACAATCTTATTTAAAATATCAATATAATAGTCATTTCTCTAACAGTTCTTAAATACTAGAATTGTTACTTTTCCTGCCTTTTACATACCTCACTTTTACTAATTTATTTTTTAAAGAACTACATAAGATATATTAAGCCGTATCTGTTGTCATATCGACGTCAAGGTCAGTAAAAAAAATTTCTTCTATTGAGCTATTATATTTTCTAGATATTTTGTATGCTTCACTAAGCGTGAATTCAGTTTTACCATTCTCTTTAAAATTGAATGTAGATACTCTTATATCGAGAAAATCAGCTAAGTCTGTTTGGGTATCTCCATATTTAGCTCTAAGTGACTTTAATTTACGATTAACCATTTAATCACCTCCTTGTATTCAAAGTGACTACTTATCATAATTCAATTATAGTTGTCATATTGTCGTCTGTCAATACTATTTTTAATCTTTTTCAAAAAAAATATTCATTATGTCGTTATTTATTTTTATAATAATTAATTGTGTATAATAATATATAGGAGGTAGTCATTATGAAAACTATTGGTGATAGAATAAAAGAATTAAGAGAAGACAAATGCTTAAATCAACAAGAGTTAGGGAAAATGTTTAATGTTCATAAAGGAACTATTTCTAACTGGGAAAATGGTAAAAGAACTCCAGATGCAGATATGATTATAAAAATAGCTGATTATTTTAATGTATCTATAGATTATTTATTATATAGAACTGATAATCCAATAGCAAAAATATATAATTATAATTTAGATGGTAATGATATAGAGATAGAAATAAATAAAAATTATCCTCATAATCTTACTCCACAAGAAGTTGAAAATTTAATTAATCAACTTAAAGAAGTAGGATTTGATGTTAATAAATTAATTGAAAAAGCTAAAAACAAAAACGACTAGACAGTAGATAAAAAAATATCTACTGTCTTTTTTTAATTCTTTTATTTAATTTACTTATATAAACATACTTAACATATTCAAATGTATATATTAATTGTTTTTTGTTGTCTACATATTTAATTTGGATTATATAAGCTAATTTTGTTATATTTTGAAGATAAATTCTGTATACAGACAATTACATAATTATTCAATTTATGAAATAATTATTACAAAGTGAATAAAGAAACTTTTTATTTACTTTGTAATAAGGGGGATGTTCTATGTTAGAAGAATATATTCTATGTATTCGAATTAATAAACAAACTATTTATAAAAGCATAAAAAAAGATATCTGTATACAGAATGGGGAAAACATTACCTATAGAAACTACTTTTCTACTATAGGAGAATTAAATACGGAGGTGTTAACATGCAAGGAAGTGTCCGAAAGAAAAATGGTAAATGGTACTACTCTTTTGAAGTTGGAAGAGAGAACGGCAAAAGAAAAAGAATAGAAAGAGCTGGTGGATCTACAAAAAAAGAAGCTCTTGAATCACTTAGAAAAGCTATAGTTGAATTTGAAAGTGCTGGAAGTGTTTTTACAGAAAGTGATATGAGTATAAGTGATTATCTTGATTACTGGTTTAAAGAGTATGTTCTTATAAACTGTAAGCCTAATACCCAGAAGAGCTATGAACAGCTTATAAGGAATCACATAAAAAAGGATTTAGGTATTTATAAACTTAAGCAAGTTACCTCTGCAAGATTACAAGAGTTGATAAACCTTAAATACAGAAATGGATTTAGTAAGAACTATTTATCTAATTTATATGGTGTTCTAAGCGGCTCATTTAGAATGGCTGTAAATCCATATGAATTGATAAAAGTAAACCCAATGATTCATGTATATTTACCTAAATATGATACCAGATTAATAAATAATCCAGATGATCTTAAAATAATAACAACTGAAGACTACAGTAGAATAATCGAACGATTTCCTTATGGTTCTAACTTCTATACACCTTTACAAATAGCTTTTCATACTGGAATGAGAGCAGCTGAAGTTATGAGTTTAACCTGGGATTGTATTGATTTAGAAAAAGGAACTATAAAGGTTGAAAAAATTCTCTATCGTAACGATTTAGGTGTTTGGATTTTTAATAGTCCAAAAACTGCAAGTAGTATAAGAACAATATACATTGGTAAAACACTAATTAACTTATTAAAAAAACACCATAAAAGTCAACTTGAAAATAAACTTAAATATGGTGTTCATTATAAGAAAAATGATTTTGATTTTGTATGCTTAAAAGAAAATGGGGAATTACTTACTACCGACAGTTTAAAGTATCTAAGTCGAGTAGTCAATTACGAATTAGGTATTAATTTCAAATTTCATTCTCTAAGACATACACATGCTACTATGTTATTAGAATCTGGAGCTAATATAAAAGAAATACAAGCTCGTCTAGGGCATAGTAAATTAGCAACAACAATGGATACATATTCACATGTAACTGAAAAAATGAAAAAAGAGAGTGTTGATATTTTTGAAACTATAATAAAGACAAAATTTCCGACATAATATTTTTATGTCGGAAATCTCGCTTTTAGATTTCTAAAGTAATCTAAGCATTAAGATTACTTATGTTAACATAATTTCAACACATGTCTGTATAAAATATAAGCTTAAAAGAAAACACATAATCGTATATTTTTTAATACTTATTCATAAAAATCGCATAATGTACCAATATCTAGCTTATAGTGATTTATAATACATTCCTTAATTTTATTCCATACTTCCTCTATGTCTTCTATATCATCAACGTCATTCTTATAATTTATTGTTTGGTTTCCAAAACCTCCATTATTGTTTTTAACATTCGTAAAATAATTTTTAAGAACTCTTGATAAATCTGGTCTTTCAAATCCAATATCAGAGTTTAAATCCTCTATTTCTTTACATGGAACATAGCTATAAATATTATCTATCCTATCATCAATAGTAGCTCCAATATATAGAGTATAATACTTATTCTTATTCTTTAAAGATTCTATAGTTAAAGTATAGTACCACTTGCTAAGTCTAGTAAATCTCTCTAAAGTTCTATCAGGTGCTTTTTGTTCTTTAAGCTTTTGAATAGTATCATTATAGAAGTCTTCAAAAGTTTCAGAAGACAAATTCTCAATTTTATATTTTGTAACAAAAATGGTATCACATATAAACTTATCATATATATTTTTTTCGTTAGATTGCTTCCCAGATCCAAAAAGAATAATTCCACCTGGCTCTAAATCTTTTAGTATCTTACACTTTTTCACATTGTTATCTTGTTGACAATTAGAATATAAAAACATATTTCCAAGCACACATGGATCTGTATTCAAATATCCTGTTTTGCAACTTCCATTTCCCTCTGAACTTATGGAATTACAACCTTCAGAAAGTGGCTTAATTGGATAATGCCTTCTCTCTGGAAAACCTTTTTTATTTTCGCTTGCATTGTTTATTTCTTCAAATCTGGATATTGCCTCCCATTCAGTCCAAAATCCAAAATTACATTCCTTAATTTCATCATCTATAGATGATAACAACTTCCCATTTGAGACTACGTACTTGCGTGAATGCCTAACATCTTTTGCCCATTTATATATAGTTTGATCCTTTTCGGGCTTTCTTTCATCGGCTGGATGAAAAAATAATATTAGTCTTTTTTTCATAACTTTTCCCCCAAAAACAACTTAAGATTCATATCTTAGCATAATTAGTATATCTTATTCTAAAATTCAAAAGCCTCTTGTCTTAGTTTAGTTTCCGACATAATATTTTTATGTCGGAAAAATGTAGGAAATATCGATTTTTCAAACTCTCTAAAACCCTTAAACCATTGGTATTACTTAACTAGCTTAACCACAGTTTCAACGTGAGGTGTGTCTTGAATTATTAAGTTTTAGAATAATTTGTTATATTTTGATTAATTATTCCTTAGCATATTTTGGTTTTTATGAAATAATTACAT